ATGAAAACCATCGCTCGGCGTCTGAGCCCCTTCGCGATCCTGCTCCCGGCAAGCCTGTTGTCAGCCTGCGCCTCCCTAGGCAACGCCGGACTCGGCGGCTCCCAGCAGACCCCCACCAACCAGCTCCTGAACATGATCGATGAGGCTACCCGCGAAGGCATGTCCGTGGTGCTGGTACCGGCGCTCATGCCCAACAAGAGCGTGACGGACCTCTCCAGCTACTCGCATCGGGTCATATTCAAGAACAAGGACGTGCCCGGGATCGCCTACATGCAGGCCTTTGCCAACAACGACCTGGAGAAGATCAAGGAAGCCGTCTATCTGTGGGACTTCCTCGAGGTCAACATCATCCCGCCGGGAACCTACCTGCTGTCCGGAGGGATCGACTACAAGATCGACAGCACCCTTGCCCAGATCAAGGCGCCAAAGGGGCAGCCGGCTGCCAGCCCACTTGGTTCGGTGAACCTGTCCGCCGTGCTGTATCGCCGGTTCGTGAAGGAGAACTACTGGCGCGACGCCTCCTATGCAGACAAAACCTACACACAGAATGTCTGCAGCGCCGTGCACATGGCCTCCGGCCAATGCGTGGGCTGGACCGAGCAGCAATACAGCCAGCGGGAAATGGTCTCGGATGCCGGTTGGGCCGAAGGCACGAAGATCGAGGATGTCCCCTCCATCAAGCTGCAAGCGCAGATACCCGACGCCTATGCCCCGCTGTCCTTCACCATTCAGCCTAGGCAGATCCTGCTCAGCGATCGGTTCCACTTGAAGACCCCGGCCGTGAGCTATGACAGGAAGACCTGCAAGGCCGTGGACACGCAAAACATCAAGTGCGCCTTGCAGGATATCCAGGTCTTCATGAGGCCAGCGCCCATGGAGCTGACGAAAAGGTTCATCGATCGCGAGCAGCCAAGGCTTGATGAAACGGGCCGCCAGGTGCTCGCGCGGATCCAGCCGATGAAAACCGAGATACTCGGCGAAGCAGGCATGGAAGACCTGACCTGGGGCCTGCCGGTTTCCTTGAAACGCAAGGCAAGATGAAACGGGCCCTCCGCCAAGCGCCTTCCGCTCGCGGTCGCCACAACGGTTGATCGATAGAGGCCCGGAAGGCAGGCGGCAGGACAGACCGGCTCGGCTGGTCATGTTCGATGACGACCAGCCGATGACCGACCCAGACCGGATCTTGCGTCCAGATAAAAGCCGCGCACGGGGGCTGGATTGCAGGCAACGGCCGAAAACGTGACAGGTGCTGGGGTACTCCTCGGACACTCCGGGAAAGTAGTAATTACGGAGCGGCTTATCGGGAGAGGGAGGCGGTTGCGAGGCCGTAAAAGTATGAAAGCGTTATGGGGACACCCCAAGGAACTTGCTTCAGCAATACCGGACAGGAAAGAAAAAAGCCCCGTAACTCACTGAGCTACGGGGCTTTCCTGTTGGAGGCTGAGGTCGGAATCGAACCGGCGTTCACGGATTTGCAATCCGAAGTAAAACTCAACAATTTCAAATGGTTAACGTTGGATAATTTCCGCATCATAGCCGAATTCGTGTCTCTGGAGGCCGCTGATTAGTTGGAGGGAGAACACAGATGCGGAAATGATTTCAGCCCCCTCCATGGCATGCCTGTGCGCCACTCTCCGCTCGTCGGCCGCCCTCGAATACTGGATATTCATACAGCATAATTTCCGGTCCAACCGCCCGCCGGAGATTCCATGTCCTACTCCGACCCTCGTATCTGCCACCACCAGCGCGTCACCCAATGGCTCGCGGCGATACGGCAGCATGCCGCTTGGCTGTACGCCGCGGATGAGCAGTACCTGTACCTGGTCGCCGAGGCCAACGAGCTCTACCAGTGCGGCGTCGTGGGGTTGCAGGACCGGCACGATATGGTCACCGACGCCTTGGGCATGTACTCCTGGGCGATCGAGCACGGCATCACGCGCGAGACGCACTACTGCTCGGACTGCTGCTACGACGTGCTCGACGGCGGGCGTGTTGTCGGGACGGTGAACAGCGAAGGGATCTACCACGGGCCCGCACCCGCACGACAGCGCCTGGGCTACATCAGCCGTGATCCACTGGATGGAATGACCTATCTGCGCCTGGGCCAGGCGCTTGAGCGTGCCGGCATTGTGCGCGGCCTCGTGATCGAACTCGACGCCGGCGGCATGCTGCTGCTCGTCGAGCAGATACCCGATGACTTCCGGCCATGGCGGTGGGATACCTGATCAAGCATCACCTTCAACGCTTGACGGCCGCCAATCTGTCAAGCATTATAGCTTTCAACTAGATTGCTTGAATCGCCGAGAGGCGAGTCAAACCGTAGCATCAGAGGACCAACAGGGAGCTACTTATGTCGCTTACAAAATTTGGTATCGCCGTCCGAGAGTATCGGCGCCAATTGGGGCTGACGCTCAGCACAATGGCTGCCTCGCTCAGCACCTCGCCTGCATTTCTAAGTGCCATGGAGACTGGTCGAAGCAAGATTCCAATGGAGTGGGTGGAAAAAATCTCTGAATATTTTGCCGTCAAGGGAATTTCAGTCAAAACCAGAGACCTCAAAGCGCTCGCGTGCGAAGACAACGAAAGCGTTTCTCTAGAGGGCCTGCCTCAACATCACAAAATGCTAATCGCAGGCTTCGCCAACTCCGACCTCACCCAAGAACAACTCGCCAACTTCGGCAAATTGCTCGCCGAAATCTACGAGGAGAAACCCAAAGATGACCGTTGAGGAATTGCCATACCGGATGAGGGGCCACAGGGTTCCCGAATTCTCCTCAGTTCAGATCGGAGCCATTGCGCAAAAAGTTTGCGATGTGCTCCGTCTGAGCCGGAGGTCATTCCGACCTGGAGCTGTGGAAAGCTTGGTCGCCACGCTCGAGCACTACAGGATCTACGTTGACCCAATTGAAGATGAGGAATGGCTCGACGCCACGAGAGCAACGGTCAATCCGCAGACGGGAATGATCTATATGCCCCTAAAGCTCTACAACGAGCTGTGCCGCGGGAAGCCAGAAGCCATCCGAATCTTCCTACATGAATTGGGGCACATCATCCTGTGCCACAAACCAATGCTTCATTTCTCGGAGGGCCCGAGTAAAAAGGAGTTCGATTCGGAGTGGCAGGCCGATCTTTTTGCGGACTCGGTGATCGAGCACCTCAACCTGCCAAGGTTTGACGGTCAGATGGAATTCAAGTTCTGACCACTTACGTTTGCGGCGTAAGCAGTCAGAACCTGGTGGTTGGCAACCCAACCAAAGAAGTACTCCACCCGCTTCTTGCAAATCGCAAGGAAGTATGATAGCGGAGGCTCCCTACGCAAGAGCCAAGTCTATACACATCTTTGCGGTTTGTCCAGAAAAGGCAAGTGGTGGCAACCCCTCGAAAGGAGATAGGTCATGACCTACACCGACGAACGGGGCACCTTCATCCTCCGCTGGACACGCCGCTTGAAAAACGGCCAGATCCAGCGCGCGGTGGGCAAGCCCTTCAAAATCTACATCAGCTGATGTAGTAGCCCCAAAAGGGAATGGCCATGCGGCCATTCCCTTCCCTTCTCCAGCAACCCCACTGTACGCTTAACATTGGGTTGTATATCAGCGCTCCGCTTCGTAAGCGGCGACGCCTGAGCCGACGGCGATCCATCCATCCGGCGAGTGCGCGGTGTCGCAGATCGATACGTCCACCGTCTGGCCTTCCTTGGGTTCGGCCGGCAGGATGGCCGCAGTGCGCCGCAGGTCGTTTGAAGACGGCGCGAACGTGCTTTCAGAGCAGTGGAATGCCCATATCCCGTGCTTGCCGGAACTGCCGACCTGCCTGTCGAGCTTCAGCGTCCACTTCCCCGCCAATCGAATCACCAGCATCGCCCTGCTCCGTAGGAAAAGGCCGTAGTCTACTCCTAATCCTGACAGGCCTGGTTCGCAGCCAGGATCTGCGCCTCGTAACCGATCCGCTGCAAGCGTTCGGCGAGCAACGCACGGACCTTGGTCTGGATATCGTCGCTCTTCTTCAGCCCAGCGGTTGCCCAGGCCGGCACCTCCACCGCCGGCACTCGGCAAGGCACCACCACCGGCACCTCTACGCGCACCGTGCGCGGCTCAGGCTCGACCTGGCCGGCGCATCCCGCCAGCGCGAACACCAACCCCAGCACCTGCACCACCTGCACCTTTCGGCTGCACCTGCCGAAAATCGCTGCACCTGCGGTCTTTCTCCACGCCTGCAGCCTCATAGGCCCAACTCCTGATCGATGACCACTTCGGCTGCCAGGCACTGATCACCAGCGGAGCGCTCACGCAACAGGCGATTGGCTGCTGCATACTGCTCGGCGGCCTGCTGTCGTCCCCGATCCACAGCTTGCGCGGCATCCCGGGCGCGCTGCTCGCCGGCCAGGCGGAGCGCGGCAACCTGCCGGACCTGCTCCGCCACTGCGGACTCCAACTCTCCCCGGGAGGCACGGCAGGCGACCAGATCCGACCGTGCGGCATCCAACTGCGGCCGGTAGTGCCGCGCTCCGATCCAGACACCGCCGGCGGTGCCGAGGCCGACCAGCACCAGGCAGGCCAGCGCGATCGAAATCACGCGGGCCGAGATCACGACAGCACCGCCTTGGCCCGCTCCCACAGCGCCAGGCGCTCCGCCTGGCCGTTCGTGCCGCCGTTGATGCGCCGAGTGATGGCGGCGAACTCGCCGCGGTCGGCCAGGTCGTTCAAGCCGTGACTGGCCCACCACCAGGCCGCCGACAGCGCAGCGAACTCCGGCTGCTCGAGCAGCTCTGGTTCCTGCTCCAGCGGCTGGCCCAGCCCGGCGCCGGCGGCGCGGTAGTTCGACCGGCCGGTGATCTGTAACAGGCCGCGCCCGCGGTACCGCCAGCCGTCGCCCGATGCCTCGTCGCCATTGCCGTTGCGCGAGGCGTAGGCGTTGTTGGCGATGGCTCGGGGGTTGCGCGCCAGGCGCTGAGCCAGGGCGTTGGGCTGGCTGTCGGCGCCGAGGTACCGGCTCGGCCAGGTCGCAGCCAGGCCGCGGGCGCTGTAGTTGAGGTTCTCCACCAGGCGGGTCAACTGGCCGCTTTCATGGCCGACCTGGGCAAGGAACGCCGCCGCGCGCACAGGCGAAGTGATACCGAAGCGCGTCATCCCGCGATTCAGCGCACCAACAAAAACGCCGGCTCGAGGGCCGGCGTTCGGGAGGATTTGCAGCAGTTGCTGCTCAGTGATAGGCATTCTGATCTCCAGGCACAAAAAAGCCCGCAAGAGTGCGGGCTGATCACACAGTCTCGGGCTGCATCTCGGGGGGGGCCGGCATCGACAATCGGACATCGATCCAACTGTTGAGCGGGACATCCAGTGGGGCGCCCATCCCGAGCACCATCTCGCCGTCGTCACTGAGTGTCCAGCGCTGTTTGAAGAGCCGGATGGTGACCGTCCCATCCTCAGCCTGTTCGCTGTCAGTGATACCGAGTGGGCGACCGCCGTCGGGAGACGCAGGGTCGATCACGCGCCAGCCCTCTTTCGCTAGCCCCAGGCTACCAGAGACCTTGTAGACGCCAACGGCGAGCCGTTGAACAGTAACGCCGCGGGCCTCTGCGTTGGCTACACCCCAAGCCCCCGCAGGCTCGAAGTCCAGTTCGTTGAGGTCCGGTCTCAAGCTCCCATCAACGTTGGCGATACGCACGACCGGCGATGCAGCACGAAGCGTCCCGTCGGTTGCTCTCGTCGTGTTTATAGTCGTGTAGAACTCGAAAATAGGGGCAGACGAGAATTTCCCGCACCGACCTTTGACCGTAGATGCCGGCACCTGGCCGAAAAACATCTGCGCTCCTCGCAAGTCGGATCCGTCGTAGCCGATCGTCAACACAGATCCGTTGCTAATGCCAGTTGCCACGGAGTCAACAGTTGTCGAATCGAATATCTCGACGCTTGTCGCATAACGATGAATCGATGGTGCTCGGTCAGGACGCTCAGAACCAATCCCGAATGCGCCGACCGGCATGGCGTTTCCAAGCGTTGTACCGATATCGGCCTGGGCGGCGCTGCGCAACTCGAGCGAGTTCCTCGCCTGGGCCGGCGTCGGTGTCGTTGCCCACGGCTGAATGCCGGCCAGCGTCCCTCCCCACTGGTTCGCTATCAGGTTGAATCGATCGCTCAGCTCCTTGTCGTAACCCAGGATTGGCGCAACCGCATAGGGCTGGCCGCTAGCCGTGCTGCCCCGGTAGTTGGGCTTTATCGACATGACCGTCGAACTGGCGACGTTGCTCACTTCGTAGAGGCGCCCGTCAGGGGCAATAAAGGCGTCGCCTACCCGGACATTCGAAGAAAACTGAGTTCCGGTGCCGGTGACGGTCGGGCTATTTTCTGTCACCGCGACGGTGCCGGTTGAATACCATGCCATTTAAGCCTCCATCAAATTACGCGACAACAATGAGTGGCCAGTTGAACTTAAATCCGATCTCATCCGGAACTAACGAGGAGACGAAAATCATGGCCCGGGAATTGTACAGGAACCCTATACGAGGGGGTTCCAGAGTATAGATATGCTTTAGATTAAAATGACTCACCAGAAAATAGGTGGACAACCCATATGGATATGGAAGTGCCCATGTTTGCATGTGCATACCTCCGGGCCAATTAGGGTTATGGGCGTATAACTCCCACTCCTGCGCCCCTCCAACAAACCGCACAATCTCGCGATTACTGTCGAACATGACACGCGACTGAGCATCGAATACATGCATGCCCCACCCTCCTATACGGGGTAGCATGACTGCTGCGGCCTTCCACTTTCCTCCATATACCGGCGGGTCGGTATCTTGGAAACTAGACTGGTAAAACGCAAATCCAGACCAAGCCCCAGCCCCTCCCAGATGTCGAAATCTATAAATCTGGTGAGGCCCATTAGGACAGAAGTATACATATGGCTCGTAGGGCGAGTTAATTGGCGCCGAGTAGTTTACAACAATTTCCACCGCTCCTTGAACGCCATACACCCCACCTTCAACAATATGCATGCAGGGGTTTGAGTCATCGATAATTGTTTGCCCATTGTTCCCTCGAACAAGGATACCGTAGCTCATGAGAACATTACCGCATGTAGGACATAGGTAACATTTGGAGATCCGTCTCGCAAAAACGTAATTACATTTCCAGATACTCTATAGGAAGGGACGTTTCCAAATGGGTAGCCGCTTGAGATTAAGAAAACTACACCACGAGCGGGATCAAAGCCGGGAATACTCACTGCCATTCCTCCTGTGATCGCTCCAATCGATTGTCGATATACAGTCCGCGCCGACTGGCCGGTGAGGTCCATCACGATCCCTCCGGCTGCGTTTCGAATTCGGATGCCATAGCTCATGCGTCGAGATTCCCGATCTGTACCCGTAACACCAGGTTCGCGTCGTAGACTTTAACGGCCTCCGCTGTCTGCCTCATGAAGCCTCCGGACGTTGCGCTGTTCATCGTCAAACTCCCTGCTTTATCAAGCTTCCACAGCGGCTCGCCGTTGGCACCGAGTGCGGTCGACTGAATCACGTTGCCGATCTTCGCGTTCGTAATCGAACCGTCCTGAATCATCGCGTTGTTGATGAACATCTGGCCTCCGACGATCGAGACCGGCGCCACGGTCTGCCCGCTGGAACTGTTGAACCAGAGGAACCGATCAGCCTGGAACGCCATGGTCGTCACGCTCGTGCCGCTGTCGAAGCCCAGTTGCCAGCCAGCGGCGTACGACTGCCCATTGGCATGGGCCTGGAGCTTTACGCTGTAGAGCGCCTGAACGTTCCCATCCAGAGAGGCCACTGCCTGGGACGTCGTCTGGATTACCGCACTGTTGCTACCCACCTCCGCTGAAAGTTGGTCGATGCGCTGGGCAGTGGCTTGTCTGTCGCTCGCGGTCACCTGCTCGACCGTGGTAATGCGCCCCTCCGCAGTTGCAGTCCGCGCTTCAAGCAAGCTCGTCCGCTTCGCCTGCGCTTCGTCCTCGTTCGCCCGCACGGTGACTTCGGTGGCGGCTCGAGCAATGGTGTCCCAGCCCTTCAGCGCATCGGCCTTCTCTCCGGTCGCCGGCTCCCGGCGGGCGGCAGCCTGCAGAACATCCAGGCTCGAAGCCGCCGCTTCGACCTTACCGTCGAGCTCGGTGATATCCGCAGTGTTGGTGGCCACCTGCTGGGCCAGGCCGTTGGCAGTCTCGATCGACTGTCCGATGTCGGCCCAGTAGGTCGCATTCGGCGGAGAGGCGTTGAGCGGCACCGCCTGCTTCGCTTGATACAGCCGGTTGCCGACCCGCACGATATCGTTCTTCGCGTAGGTCTTCGTCGGGTCGTAGGCCAGCACATCGGTCAGATTGTCGATCTGGTCCTGCAGGCCACTGATATCGACCTGCATCTGATCGATGTCGGCGAAGAACTGCTCGCCCAGCGCGGACTCGACGTACTCCTTGGTGATCAGTTCGTTGTACTCGCTCGCATCCGTCGAGCTGATACCGTCGACCCAGGCCGACCAGGGGCCGACGTTGCCGGTGCGGTCGATCAGCCGCCCGCGGAAGGCCAGGCGAGCGCCGGCCGCCAGCGAGGTCAGCGTGTGGGTGTCGGTCGGGTATGCGAACAAGCCCAGGGCAGTTGCGTTCTGTTCGCTGCCGCCTGGGGTAACCGACTGCTGGATCTCGGTGTAGGCGGTGTCCGCCGCGCCACTGGCCGGGAATCCCCATTCCAGACCGATCTTCCATGGTCCGCTGGTGGTACGCAGGAACGCCAGCGCCGGCGGCGCGCCGGTCTTGCCGCTGAGTTGGGTCAGGATCGAACTCTTCCAGACCGACGTGATGTCGAACGCCGACACCGCGCGCACCCGCGCCAGATAGCCTCCTGCGTAGATGCCGGTCACATCGACGCTGGTGGTGCCGGCACGCGGCAGGCGGATCCAGTTGCCGCTATCCTTCTTCCACTCGACGTCGTATGCCACCGCCCCTTCTACAGCAGGCCAGGCGATGGTCATCGTGCTGACCGCCAACCCCTGATCGAACTGGTAGTGCGAGGTCAGCGTAACGCTCGCCGGCGGCGCAACTGTGGTGATCGGGATAACGCTGATCGGCCGGCTCTCCAACTTGGCACCAGTGTCGATCGCTGAGAACTTCCCGGGCTCGTACTGCAGAGCGGTGATCTCGAAGACCCCCCGCTCCGGCTGGCTGACTTTCATCACACGGTAGAGCGGCACCGCCAGGTCGTCGGCATCGAGGGTCCAGACCAATTCCAGTAGCGGGGTCTCGCTGTAGGCTGTCGTCACGGTCACCGCGCGCCCGGCGACCGACTGCACGGATCGCGCCTCAGCCTTACCGCTGGGCAGGTTCAGGAACAGCCGGTCGCCAGCTTTCACCTGGGTGTCGCGATCCAAGGTGATCACTCGGCCAGCAACCGCCGAGATCCTCCCGCCGATCTCCCGTCCAGCCAACAGCGCGTCAGCCACCGGAATCACCCATCCCGGCAGCGGGATTGCTCCGTCCATCCCGGTACGGAACGTTATCGTGCGATCCTGGCTGTTGGTCAGGATCGCCCATTTTCCGCGCCGCTGGGCCTCACTCTCGCGGGTGCAGCCAATGGCTGCCACCTCGACCGGGTTGTCGCCGTAACGCCGCTGCAGGCGCTTATCGGTGGCCACAGCCACGTCGGTGTCGTAGTTGTTCGCCGGATTGTCGTAGCTGACCAAGGCACGGCTGTAGCGAGTGCGCTCACTGGCCGAGCCGTAGCTGAAGCGGCCGTCGATGACATTGGCCCTGGTGTAGGCGAAATCGACGTCGGTGGCGCGCGGGATATCCGCCTGGATCTTCAGTTGGCCCTGGGCCCAGTACGCCATACCACGGTAGATAGCGGTGAGGTCGCGCAGCAGCTCCCAGGCCCCGGCGCGGCTTTGCAGGTTCAGGTTGCAGGTGTGTCGCGGCTCCTGGCCACCCTTCCCATCCGGCACCAACTGGTCGCAGTACTGGGAAATCCGGTACATCTCCCAGCGATCGACCATCCAGGCCTTGATGCGTTTACCCACACCGAAGCGATCGTTGGTCACGATGTCGTAGGTGTGCCAGACCGGGTTGTCGGTCCAGGCCTGTTTCATCGTGCCGTCCCAGATGCCGAGGTAGGCCCGGGTCTCCGGATCGTAATTGCTCGGCACTTGGACCTTCCGCCCGCGGCAGTCGACTGTGACAGCGGGAATGTTGCTGAACTGCTCTGCGCTGAACTCGACATACAGCAGGGCCGTGTTCGGGTAGCGCAGCTTCGCGTCGATCACCTCGGTGTAGCCGGCGATCAGCATGGTGTCGGCGATACGGTTGTTGTTCTGGTTCGGCGTCAGGCGCCGCACGCGCAACTGCCAGCCACTGGTGGCCGCCGGCAGGTCGATCCGGCGGGAGCGCTCGTAACGGGCGGTGGTCTTGCCATCGACGGCCTCGCGCAGCACCTCCTGATAGGCGCCGCCGTCGGTGGCCAGATCTACGGCATATTCGATCCGGTACCCGCCGATGTTGCCGTTGGTGTCCTGCTGCTGGAGCGCCGGCCAGGCGAAGCGCAGACGCACTGCGGAAAGCTGGGTATTGCTCAGCGAGCGCACCCAGGGCGTATCGCTGCGCAACTCGACGTTGACGCTGGTTTCGTTTTCAACGGCAGGGATACCCGGGATGTAGTCTTGGTCCACAGACCCCGCGCGCCACTCCCACTTAACGTTCGGGAAGTTCAGGTTACCGCTCGGGTCCATCAGCGGGGTGTTGTCGAGGTAGATATCGCGCTCGCTCGGAACGCCGGCGAACTCGCCCTCGCCCACGGCGAGCAGAATCTTGGCCATCGCGACCGAGCGCAGGCTGTCGGGTGCCTCGACCGGCTGTTTCGGTTTGCTACTGCCGCCCTTGCGGCCGGTCAGGTGCTGGTGAACTGCGCCCATGCTTTCCTCCGGGCAAAAAAAAGCCCCGCTGATGCGGGGCTCCGTTTGTTCTTAGTGACTCAAGAGGAGAAGAGAGCTTCCTCTCCTACCGTTGCACGGCTGGTACGTTTGGTATCACAAGGCAACTGAATGGAATCGAACGCACGTCGGATGATATCCCTAGTCAGTCGCTGTGCCTGACTGCCTGCTGACATCTTCCTCGGAAGGGTCTTGGTGGTCGTGAGTTCCATGCTCATTTTCCTCATGGCCAGAGATCGGAATGACCTCTGCTTCAGTTGTTTGCTCAGGCGTGGGGGCTTGCTGCTCATCCATAGGTACGACCGAATCGATACCTTGTGAGTTCAGCCCAGAAGTAGGGCTTTCGTCAACTGCCCGAGCTAATGGGACCTTCAGTGCGTGACGTAGGTCAACCAGCAGCGCGCGATTGTTGGCGCCAAAAAGGTGTTTGTCAACAACCGTCTGTAAGCTAGTCGAAATCATGAACAGATCTACGGAAGGAGGCTCAACGTTTACAAACAGCCGCTCACATGCCTCTTCCCGATCAATAACGAAACCATGAGAAGGATAGCCTGTAGTGAGCGTCGAAATTGCATCAGGCCGAACATTCGAATGGTGCTTAGCCAGACGATTTCCGTACTCAGTTGCAATCCTCATGGATCTGGTGAACTCACCATATTTCATGATATCCAACTGAGAAGTAATGGGAGACATCAGTTGCCCAGTGAGATTAGTTGCAACCTCTAAGGCTTGGCGCGTACTCAACCCTCCGCCAAACCGGATATCCAAAAACTGTTGACGAAGTAACTCGATAGACTGGTAACTAATAGACTTTAGAGCCTCTATAGGATTGAGACCAGAGTGACGCTCACCGAACTCCTCTCTATTAATTATCTGAATATCCAGCGGCCCTAGATGGCCTAGATCATCCATTACAACCCTGCTCGCCCCCAGACAAATCAAAGTCCCGGAGCTCTTGCACCAACCATTAACAAATACTGTAAAGGTCCGATACTTTCGCTGCATTAAGCGAGCAATAGAATATGCAGCATCGGGATTACCCCCTGGAGTCGAAAGCCAGAGAATCACCTCCGAAGCGGGATCGGGGATTTTTGCAAGCAGAGCTTCCATCTCAATCTCATGCCCATGCTGAATCTCTCCTGCGTAGATGATGAAGTCAGCATCAATTCGCTGAAGAGCAGCCCTGACCTCCGAGAATTCATCAATGGGTTCTGCAACTTGATCAACATCAGGCTGCTGCATCCGGGCGGTCCCTTCATCACTAGCATCCAACGAAGCATGAGTAAGTCTGCGCTTCCGCATTTCAGCCCTCCGTGCTGTAGCTTTTCAGAAAATCAGAGAACTCAGATGATGGCATTTCGACTCTTCATACGCAATTCTCAGGCCTTGTCCTCGGCGTAGATCGAAGCCGAGATAATCGCCCCACCCCAGCGGCGCTTCCCATAGCAGATCGGCACCGGGTTCCCGCTGGCGGTGGTGTTTCTGGCGCTGCCGAAGGCGTAGCTGGGCAGGTTCTCCGGCGCCGCACTCTGCTTCAGGCCCTGGGCCTGGGGGCTGAGCATTTGGATGACGCCGCCGGCAACCATCCCTATCCCTGCAGGCAGCGCATACGGGGCTATGACGGGAAAAGCGTAGGAAGCAGCGATCAGCACAGCCCCGACTATCGTCTGCACCAACCCGCCACGCTTCCGGCCACGCATGACCGGAGCAATGCGAATTTCCTCGGCGCCCCCGAACTGCAGCTCATCTTGGGAAATGTTCCGTTTCCCACGGAATACCGCGAACTCCATGCCTCGCAGGTGGGCATTGGCGAGGAAGCGCTCGAGGCCAGGAATCTGCACGCACAAGGCCTTGATCGCTTCAGCAGTCGACCCGACGAGCATACGGTACTCCCGACCGAACTGCCGGAGCGCGCCGTAGAGTTTGATGGTGGTCATCGGAGAGTGGTGCGCTGCGGTGGTCATGTGTTTCTCCAGGTAATAAAAAACCGCCCCTCGGGGCGGTTATGATCTGAAGCATCCAGACAACCCTTGGGAAATATTAAGCAAGAATCAGAAGCCTTTAATCTTTAATCCAACCCGCATGACTATCCGAATGCCTGTTTTATCTACAGTCATACAAAGATTTTCGTATATCACCTCGCCCAATCTGTGACCAGGCGACACGCTGATACAGTTTCGCAACGCTGCCAGTTCGGGTTTGGCGGATATCTAGAACCTCGTCGGTTTGCTGTCCAAACCCGTTTACAAGACGATATCCAGCTTCAGTTTCGCTCATCGTTGCCCCTGAGCTGTGCTCCTGCCAGAGCGGGAACGCACATAGGGCAAAAGCCTTGGCTGACTTCGTGGACGCAACAACCAGCCCAGGCTGACCCTTCATCAGGTCAGATGGTGAATAGCATCCAGCCAGCAACAAAAGTGCCGCTCCAACAGCCACAATTCGCATAAATTCCGCTCCCTGTTAGACCGGCAGAAGATACCACTGATCAGATCATCATGGACCGGTGCCGAAGCACCAGTCGCATCCGGTCGAGCCACGGCCCGCCGAACACGATGATTTCTGAGGGCTTCCCATACAGGTGATGCAACAGGAACGGCCCGGCGCCGAAGTGCTGCGCATCCTCGCCAGGTAGTGATGGGTCGTCCGCCAGGTAGATCCCAGCGTGGTTCGGGTGCGCGGTGCGTCCCACCTCCATCACGATCATGTCGCCGCGCTGCGGCCGTTCCACCCGGACGAATCCTGCGGCCTCGAACTGCTGCTCGTAGAGACTTGGACCGTCTGCCCGCTCCCACCAGCCATCGGCACGCTCGAAGTGCGGGAACTCGATGCCCCACTCCCTCTGGTACCAGTCCGAGCAGACCTGCCAGCAGTCCTGCACCCCATGCACGAACGCGCGTCCGAGCAGCGGCACCTGGTCGACGGGCTCGATGGTACGCAGGTCGCCCTCCGGCCAGCTCAGGATGTGCCATGTCAGGCCCGAGGCGTTGCACATCGCGACATCTGCGGCACTCGGTCGGCTGGTGGCATCGGGGTGGCTGTGCACCACGGCGACGATCTCTCCCTGATCCTCTGCCTCTGCATACGCCTCCGGTGCGATGCGGAACTCCTCGCCGGCGTCGGCAGCGGTGTTTTCGCAGGGAACGTATCGCTGGCTCCGGCCAGAACGGATGATCAGTCCGCAGCACTCGCGCGGATACTCTGCCGCAGCGTGCTTCTGCACGGCAGACAGGATGTGCTTGAGCATGGTCAGCTCCTGGCGATGATCGAGACGGCAGGGAAGCCGCCGAAGGGCAGTTGGTTGCCTTCACCGAAGCGCGGGATGCAACCGGTGCCCAGGCAGCCATCACACTCGTCCCGGGCTGGGTCATCGGTGGGGTTGCCGTCGATGTCGAAGTACGGGCCGGTGTAGCCGCAGTCGGGCCCGCGGTACCCGCCCGTCATCGCCCAGTGGCAAAGAGTCGTCATCTGCCGACCGACCTGCTCGCCGCCAACGTCACCTGGCGAGGCCAGTTCCCAGGCCACGTACTGGCCGTCCTCGTTGGTTTTCTGGTCCAAGTACCAGATTTCGACGATCTCCTGGGAGGGATCAGCGTCGGGATTGCCGCCAGGGAAGTTCGACGCGTCCAGATATTTCGCCAGCGTCGTCCGGATGGTGAGGCGGAACTGGAGCAGGTCCTCGAACGCCAGGCAGAGCGCCGTAATCCGGCCATTGACGTTGCCGGCGGTGAAGCTCGGCCGCGCCGCAGTACCATCGCTGTTCGCCTCGATGCCCTCGATCTGCACCGGCCAGGCCGCGTATTCGTGGCCCTGCCACCAGATCGGTTTCGCCGGTAACTGGTCGGCTTTGGCACCGGCGGCGGCCAGTTCCTGCGGACTGTGCGGGATAGCGTGACCGTGGAACCGGACCACGTCGGCGCCGAAGTCGCTGCCGTCGAGCTCGAACAGCACGACCTCGCCGCCCGGCTCCAGCTTCTGGATATCGGTGATCAGTGTCATGGATGGAATGCCTGTTCAAAGGTCGCGGTCAGCCGGTAGACCCGGCCGCCGAGGTTGACGGGCCGGTAGCCCGCACAGGTGTAGAAGCCCAGGCCGCCCAAGGGCGGCGTCCAGAGAAATGCACGCGCTCCGGTGTGGCGGTCCAGGAAGTCCATCGCGGCCTTGATGGTCGCCGCCGGCCCGGTGATGGACACCGGCCAGCTCTGGGACTTGCTGTTCAGACCTTCGCTCACCAACTGCTTGTAGCCGTCACCGAATTGCGAGGACCTGGTGGCGAAGGTTATGTCGCCCTCGCCACCGCTCTCGGTGACCCAGGTGAAGGTTTCGATTGCCACGCCTACCTCCCGTGAATTGCGCGCCAAATTCTTCCGCTGGGGCGAAGCTCGTTGCTGATGGCCTGCTCTACCACGCTAGCGACAGCACGCTGCACCGTAGCACCATCCATCCCAGAGTCACCTGCCTGCGGGCTCGCGCCCGTGTCCTGGATCGTCACCGAGACCGGAGCAACAACGGTACTTCCACCACCAACAGCGCGCACACCGAGGGCGCCGGACGAGGTTCTGGTCAGCGGCATCACGGCCTCTGGCCCCGCTTCGCCCATCACACCCAGGCGGCCGCCGCTCATGCCGAACGCGGTTGGCGTGCTGACCACGCTGTTGGTGAAGGCCCCGCCGGTGGCGAACATCTGCACGCCTCCGGCGAACGCGCCACCGTTGGCGAACAGCCCACTGTTGCTCATCAGGTTGTCGACGCCCGACTGCACGGCAGCGTTTCCACCGCCGAAGAAGCCGCCGAAGAGGGACGAAAGGGCCTGCGAAGCAGCGGCGCGCGTTGCAATCCGCGCCATGTCCGCCAGGATGCTCTTGGCGAAGTCGGAGAACGACAGCTTGCCGGTCGTGGCGAAGGTCGCGACCGCATCTTCCATGCCGCGGAAGGCGTTGGTGAACAGGTCATGTGTCTGTCCGGCGACATTCCTGGCGCTTTCGAGATAGTCGTTCCAGGCTCCGCTCGCTCCGTTGCTCCAGTCTGACTGGGCAGCGGTCATCTGGTCGTAGTTGCTGACCACGGTGTCTCGCAGGTCCTGATGCGCCTTCCTGAGCGTAGCCAGACGTTTCTCGTACTCCTCGTCCGACATTTGCCGACTGGGATCGGAACGCTGGTTCTCCAGGTCCATCAGTTGCTGGTTGTAGCGGTCGTCGAGACTGTTCAACTGCTCGAAGCGGGACCGCTCTCGTCCGCCCATGCTGACACCGGCCGCAGCGCGCTCGCCCTCCAGGCGCAACGCATCGACCTGCGCCTGCAGCGCCTGCGTGTAGCGCTGCACCGACTGCTCCTGTCGCCGAAGCCTCCCCTGCTCGCTGAGTTCGATCTGGTTAAGCTGTGAATCTGCGTCCTGCTGCGCCTTGACCAACGCAGTCCTGGCGTCGGCGATCTTCTGGTCGAGTTGGATTCGCTGGGCTGCCGAGGTTCCTTGCTTCGCCCTGGCAGCCTCCAGCGCTGCGATTTCACGCTCGTAGGCATGGGTGACCTCATCCCGCTCCTGCTGGATGATCGAGATGCGCTGCTGCGCGTAGCTTTCCGCGCTGATCACGCCTGCGCGTTGGGATGCCTCCAATTCCTTTTGCGCGTTACGGTAGGTCGCGGTGATCTCGGCCAAGCTGTTCTTCGCAGCGTTGGCCGCGCGTAGGTCCACCGAACCGGCGGTTCCCTTCTGGTCCTTGTACTTGGCGTTGATGTTGGCGAACTCGCGATCGATGGTCGCCTGCTGCAGGCGGTCATCGTTCGGGTTCACCTCGCGGATCGCCTGTAGATCCTTCTTGTACTGCTCCAACTCCTTGGCGCGCTTCTGCTGGTTGGTCAGCGCCGCCCTGGAACGAGCGTCGATCCGGTCAATAGCATTCTGGGCGGCCTGTTCAGCCCGAGCGCGCTCGCCGGCGGTTCTGGCATCGTCCTCCATCGCCTTCTTCCGCTCGCGGAGCATGTCGAGCTCTTCGCGCAGGCGGTTCCGGCTCTCGTCGCGGTTGCCGACCAGGCCGAAACCACCTTGATCGAGCTGGGCAAGGCGCCGCTCCACGTCGGCGATCTGGGAGTCGATGTCCTGGCGACCAATGCTCTTGGCATCATCCCACGCGCGCTTCGCAGCACGTGCGACTCCATCCCAAGCACGCTCAATCCAACCCAGGTTCTCCAGAATCTTCGGGGTCCGCTGGTTGATTGCGTCAGCGTAGGCCTCAGTCGCCAGCTTCACCGCGCCGGCGTGATCCCCCTGCTCCTCCAGCGCCTTGATCTGCGAGTAGACGGATGCGGTGAGGTAGTTGTACTGCTCGTTCAGGGCCTTCGAGGCCTTCACAGGGTCCTCTCCCAGCCTCACGAACTCGGCGACGGTATCCCCCACCGCGCGGCCAGTCGCCTCTTCCATCGACAGCGCGGCCTGGGTGATGGCAACGAAGCTTTCGCTGGCCAAGTCTCCCTTGCCCGCCAGGGTGGCCAGCACTTCGGCAGCAGCTCCGGTCGTGCCAACCGTATTGCTGACTTGGCGCGCCATTTCGCCCAGTCCAGAGGCGCTGGTACCAGCGTAGTTGCCGGTCATGATCAGCGCCTTGTTGTATTCGCCCTGTTCCTTGCTGCCCAAGTACGCCGCCGCAGTCACACCACCGACCGCCGCTGCCAGCAACCCAATCGGGGCCAGGACGCCGATAACACCGCGAGCGGCGCCGCCGGCGTTCACACCGATCTCGGCGATGTTGTGGGCGGCGACCCGCCAGTTACCGGTGGAGAGGGCGTTACCCAACTGCAGCACGTTCTCGCGCGCTTCCTTGCTGGTCAGCCCGAGCTTGTTGATCGCGCCGCCGGTCCCTTCGATGTCCCGCCGCTTCGCCGCGATCTTCTCCAGGCCTGCGGCCAATCCGGCGTCATCCAGCCCGCCGGCGGCGCGCAGCCCACGCAACGCGGCTTCCTGCTTCTCAAGCCGGGCCAACGCGGCGGTCACCGGATCGATGCTGTTGACCGTGCGTTGCATCGCTTCGATCTGACGGTTCTGCGCCGCAACCAGGCGCTGCTTCTCGGCGGCCTCCTTGGTTTCCGCCTTCTGCAACCGGTCATAGGCCGCACCCAGGCGATCCTGATACTGCGCTTCGTCCTGCAGCGTGGTCAGGCCGGCCTTGCGCGCCCGCTCGAGCAAGCTCTCGGCGCGAATCAGATCGTCGATATTGGCGACGTTGCCGGAGAGCGCCCGTTCCAACTGGCTGATGATGGATATCTCGCCAGCGGCACTGTCGTATACCTTCCGGCTGGCAGCAGCCTGGCGTTCACGCGCACCGGCCGCCTTGTCGACACTGCGGGCAGCGTCCTCCTCCGCGCGCGACACTCCCTTGGTGGCCTGCTCGAGGCCCTTGCTGGCGTCGGACAGGTTGTCGATTGCCTGTTCGGCCTGATCGGCGGAGTCGACCAGCTTGTCGAGGTCCTCGGCCGCCTTTACGGCCGGGCTCGAATCGACCTTGATGCCCAGTTCGGCGAAGTTGCTCATCCCGACTCCCTCTGCTCGCGGAAGGCCTTCAGCGCAGCGTCTTCCATCACCCGGATATCCGCGAATACCGCGGGTTGCTCACCAGCGGCTACGCCGCACATCTGCATCACTACCGGCAATGCGGTGTAGTCCAGGCCTGTTGCACCACACATGCCAGCCCGCCACTGGGTGCTCATCGCCTCGAAGACGATGAATGCCGTCCAGTTGCAGGGCCAAAGCTCCATCTGCTCGTCGCTTTCGTCGAAGTCATCTGGAGACAATCCGAACTGCGCCAGCTCCTGGGGGCTGGCTACAGGCCGATAGAGTTCCTGTGCGGCGCGCTTCAGTTTCCCAAGCGCCCTCTGCTGTAGGCGTTCTGGTAGGCCTCGAGGATGGCCTCGGGCACTCTGACCAGGGAGGACACCAGCAGCCGGACGTTGGCCTCGGTGAACGCCTCGTCGAACCCCCACCCGGCCACAACGGCTTGTACCTGCTCGACCTGGAGGTCGATCTGAGCCGTGGTGAACGCTTCCAGAGACTGCTCGCGAGTCTCCTCGACCAGGCGCTCGAACCGCTCCCCCCAACTGCTGTAGAGGTCGGCCAGCGCTTCACGATCCAGGTACTTGAAGGTGAATGGCACCTTGATGGACTCCCCGCCGAGGCGGGGAATCTCCACACTGGATTCGAAGGTGGGCGCCTGCGCGATGCTGAATTTCTTCGCCATGACAGTTCCTTAGGGGGCCGGGTTGTAGCGAACCGGGCGGCCATCGAGAGCGATGGTCAGGGTCCGGGTCATGATTTCGTTGACGTTCAGGGTCGGGGTGTCGCTGACCGAGACGTAGCCGTTGTAGAAAACCTCCGATCCGTTGCGCAGCGTCAGGCGAATCACCTGCAGCGCTTTACTCTGGTCCGCCGCCTCAATCACCGCCCACTGCGGCAAGTTGGGGTCGTCGGCGATCGGCATCGAGAACGACTGAGCGTTGCGGAAGGTAGGCAACTGGCGCTGGTCATCGTCCTCGAGGTACTGGTACTGGACGAACTGCTGTTCGCCGCCGGAGGTGGTCGGGTTCATCACCTGCTGGATCTGCTGCCAGGTGAGGACCTTCTTCGCCGAGCCGATACCGCCGCCGGCCGGGTAGCGGATCACATCGGTGGTATCGATATTGCCCAGGGAGAAGGTGTCCTCGGTGGAAACTGCGACCTTGACGGCTCGGCCGTTCAGGCCAGTCCAGCCGGACACCAGCGACACGACGTCACCGACCAGCAGGCCGTGAGCATCTGCGGTAGCAACCGCTGGCTTGGCGTTGGAGACAGCGGTAATCGGAATAGCCGGGCCGTAGGTGGCAGCAATGGCCAGCAGCGCGCCGTTGGGGAGGCTTGCGGACATGGAGTTTTCCTCGTGTGGAAATGAAAAAACCCGCTCATGGCGGGTGCTGGTGTGCCCATGCGGGCGATCAGAAGATGTCGGCGCGATAGCCGATGGAGACTGGTTTGGTATCGGCGATGTCCCCCGATATCCAGGGTCCCGGCGCTGGTGGGCTCACCACCTGCACAGAGAAACCGGGACGAGACAACTCGCTGTAGAGAGGGAACTGCTGACCTAACTCGGCGATGATGTCTGCGGCAACGCCGGTGCCCTGCCCGCCTGGGACCACGATGCTGATCTGGAACACACCTGTGAAGCCCCGGTGGTAGCCGCCCAAGTCGCTACTGGTAGTGCCAGCGGGCAGCGTGAAGCAGCGTAGATAGATGGCACCCGGCGTCGGTTCGAACGTCACATTCGGGTACGCGACCGGGATCCCCTTGGCCTTCGCCCAGACGTCCAGGCGAGCCTCGAACAGTTGCTGAATGATCTCGTGACTCATACCTGGTTCGCCCTGACGGCGGCCTCCACAATCTGCTGGAATTCGGCGATGGTCACCCGGACCATGCCAGCCGGCGCCTGGCTGGAGTGCCCGTACTCCAGCGGTACCGCATACGGCAGGTTGTTCACCAGGTAGGCGGTATCACCGAGCTTCAGCGGCTGGACCCCGGCGGTCACTGCAGAAATTGCCTTGCTGCCAGTCGGGTCGACCTCATCAATCTCCCCCTGTGCGGCCGTGCCGATGCTGAACTGCCAGTTGGCCCGAAAGCGCCCGCCAACATACCCGCGCCCGGCCACCATCCCGTTGACGTCGAAGTTCTGGTCACGCTCCGCCTTGGTCAGCGGCTTTGCGTGCTTCACGCCTCGACGTAGCTTCCCGTTCCTGGTGAAGTTGCTCGGATTCAGGTTGATCAGGGTGTTGCGAATCGCAACGTTCTCGTCGTAGCGGTCCGCCGTAGCACTCGCTCGCTGGCGGTAGGCGACGTTCGCGGCCCACCGCTCCGGGTCACCGACTGGAGATTTCTCGATCACCTTGACCGACAGGTCCAACATGATCCGCTGGTAGATCGCATCGCCGGCAGCCAAGGCTTGGTCGCGGAACTGCGCCACCGCTGCAGCGAAGCTGCCCTGGCGCCCCGAGTAGCGTTGACGCATGCGAGAGCCACGGGCCATGCGCTACCTCCTCGCTTGCGCGACGAAGCCGATGTCCAGGCCGGCATAATTCCAGGCTTTCGCAGTCACCACCTTGAAGGCCTCGCCGTCGAACTCGATACGGTCGCCGTTCCTCGGCGCCGGCATGTCCTGCCCCCCGAGCTGCACTGGAGACATGATGATCTCGACATCACCCTGTTGGATCAGCGAACCGTCGATAACCCGCACATCGTAGTCCTGGCGCATACCGGAACCATCGAAGCTGCGCTCGATGGTTGGACTTCCACCGGTCGCCGGGTCGTACTCGCCCTGCTCGAACTTGGTCAGGCGTAGCTCAAGCCCCTTACCACCCTTACTCCGCGGTGCCAGCATGCGTATGGCCATCGCCCGGGAACGGTCGTAGATATCAGCCATCAGCTCATCCTCGACACCCTGACGTTGAACATGCCGCCGCCGACTGTCAGCGCCTCCAGAAGCCGATCCACTGCAACGTAGCGCGGCTGCCCCTGGTTCACCGGATCGGCGTAGACCGTGGTGAGGGGCCCCACCGTCTCGGATTTCACAGCGGAGGCCTGCTGTACCGTGTCCAGCGGCCCGTCGAGGGCCAGCAGGGCCAGTTCGCACGTTGCGGCCTGCAGTTTCCGGTTCGGCCAGGCCAGGCCGGTGCGTGGAAACTCCAGCGGCTGGTCGGAGTCGACCTTCGAGCCTCGGAATTGATAGCTGCGGTCGATGTAGTCGGTCGCCCTGATCAGTGCCGAGGAGCGGCTGTCATTGGAGGCCGACGCCCAGGCAGCATTGCCGCGCTGAGCGTGATACTCGGTAGCCTGGTCGACGGAGACGTAGCTGTTGGCGCTGTCACCCTCAGTCACCACCGCCATTGGCTTTCTCCTCGGTCGCCTTCAGGAGCTCGCGCAGCGAATCGGGCGTGGCGCCTTCCGGCACCTCGACACCCAGTTCAACGAGACGCGCCAGCACCTGCTCGTCGTTCAACGGCGAGGGTTCCTGGGCCGCCTTCGCCTCGGTGAGCAGTTTCGCCAACGCAGCCTTGCCTGCACGCCCATCGAACGCAACGCCGAGGGCCTTCAGGTCAGCCTTGATATCGTCGAGGGTTGGCTCGCCGTCCTGGCCGCCCGAAGCCTTCGCAGCACCGCTGGTTTGCAGTTCGATCAGGTCGTAGGCCACCGAGTATGCCAGCGGCACCTCACCGGCCACCGCATCGGCCTGTTCGAGGAAGTCACCCTGGCGATAGGCGAGCGGATCCCGAATCGTCAGCCCATTGCGCTGGGCGAACTCCATCTGGTCCGAGGTCGCCGGGCCCGCTACGAACCACAGAATCTTCTTGGTCATTGTCCACCTCATGAAAAGGGGGCCTGGCGGCCCCTCTGCGGCTACTTGCTCAGCACCAGAACGCCGGCGGTGTCTTTGACGCTGGTGGCGGTGCGCTCCCAGTTCGCCGCGGTGCCGATCGCGGTATCGTTCGGCGAGGCGCCGCCCGTACCGGTCTTCCAGGTGTAACCGAGCACGCCCAGGTTGTAGCTCCATTCGGCCTGGTAGACCGAACCCAGGTTCTCCTTGCCGGTAGTGCGGTTCAGAACAGCGTCGAAGTCGTTGTTGCCGGTCACCAGCACCGAGCTCTGTACCAGGCCCAGCGAGCGGAACGAAGCTGGGTTGGCCTCGGGGTCGGCGCCAGCCGGCACGATCAGCGAGTCGGCGTCGGTCACCACGAACAGACGGCCGAACGGGTCGCGCATCACGTTCACGCCGTCGTAGGTGAACAGGTTCTCGGCGTTCGCAAGAGCGTTGTCGTAGAGATCGCTGACCACGCTGGAATGGAACACCCAGGCCGCGATGGCGTTGGCGCGGTCACCGAACTTGAACGCCGCCTTGTTCAGGGTGCGGAAGGTTGCGGTCTCGGTGGCGCTGCCATGGGTCGCGTCGGAGTGACCGCTGATTGCAGCCACCGCGCCGCGGATGGCGGTGTTCAGCATGTCCGCGACCCGTGCTTTACCCAGTTGCTCACCGATGGTCAGGGCCGCCAACGCCGGGTTCTGCAACACCCAGTTGTACTGGGCCGCTTCATACTCGATCGGTGGCGTGCCGGCGGCGACCTTCACCGCGGCGTTGAGCAACTGCGTCAGACGAGTCGCAGCCACGTCGCCGTTGCCGTAGACGTTGCGGCGGCGCACCAGATTGGCGATCAGCTTGAAGCTGGCCTTGATGTCGAAGTCGCCCTGCGCCGGCGCGTTCTGCAGAACGATGGTGCCGGCGGATGCCTGGTTGAATTTGTCGATCGCCTGGGCGACGGTTTCGGTCAGAGCCGTGTAGGTCTGCTTGTTGAATACAGCGAGATCGAAAGGCATGTGGCCTCCTTACTTGATCGTTTCGAGGTAGGCGACCTTCTCGGCCTCGGTCTTGCAGTCGGCGAGCGACTTGGCCGTGCTGCCGGAGGGCTTGCCGCCCGGGGGCGTTCCGCCGCCAGAGTGGCCAGAGCCCTTCAGGATCTGGTCGCGGTAGGGGTACTGGTCGACGAGAATCTCCAGCGCTTCATCGAAGTCGGCGGCCTCGCCGGGACGGGCCTTGCTGTACAGCTTGTTGCCGTGGGCGTCGTAGGCCACGACATTGCCGTCCTCGATTTTCAGGTGCTTGCCGAACACGGACTGCACCATGTCGGCCGGAACAGCCAGGCGGTCGGCCACGAACTTCGAGCGGGAGAAGCTGCCGCCGATCTTCTCGGCGTAGAGCTGCTGCTCCAACTGCTCCGCGCGCGTGGTGGCCTCGGTCAGCTTGGAGTCGTAAGCCTTGCCGATTTCAGCCTTTACCTTCTCGATCTCGCCGGCATCCACCAGCTTCTTCGCGTCGAGATTGGCGACGGTTTCCAGGGCTTTGCGCGCTGCGGCCGGGTCCTCGATGCCTTCGAAGTCTTTTGCGATCTTCTCGGCCTTCTCCGCCCGCTCGCGGTGCTGCTTGGCCTCTCCGTTCAAGCGGGTGATGGTGGCTCGGGTACCGACCGCATCGAAAGCGATCTCCTTACCGTCATCTTCCACGTAGACCGGCTTGCCATCCTGGACCTCGGCGTATTGCTTGCCTTCGACTTCGACAGTCTTCAGTTTCATCTCGTCTTTCTCCGGCCATCCGGCCATTGCGATGGGCCATCCGGCCCGGAAGGCGCCCCGCTCCATCCGAAACGCAGGCATAAAAAAACCCGCCAAGGCGGGTCGTAGGTTGTAATTTGATGCGTTCCTACCGATTGCAAATGGAACTCAAGATGAGCACCACCACGAACTCACTATGGAATGCACTGAGCCCCTTGATTGCAGCAGCCATAGGGGGATTTGCCGCGTTGGGTGGCCAACTGATAGCGACGAAATCGAGCGATCGCTCTATCGAACAAATTGCAGTCCAAAGTTGTATTCAGCGCATCGACACCCAGGAGGCGAAACTACGTGAGGTTGGCGAACGGCTCTTTGGAACACTCGGGGGCTTGATTGGAGCGTCGGTCGAAAACGATCAGCAATCCTTCAACAGTGCGGGCAAGGAGATCATCCGGGCCGCTTTCGAAGTGAATGCGTATGCCCCTCCCGAGCTCGCCCTTGCAGCCCTGACCATCGCGCAGCTGACACGACAGGGAATGACTGCAAGCACGCCAGAGCAGCAGGAAACAGCGATCCGAGCAGCATTGGCTGGCTACAGGCTCTGGCCCCAGCAGTACCGAGAGCAGATGGTCGAGTTCGATAAGCTGAGACACTCCTGCGAGAGCAGCAGGTTAGCGAACTCCAACTGACTCCCTAAGTTGCGCCAGGCTCAGCGGGTTGCCCCGCTGGTCCAACAGGTCGCTCAAGGTGATGACGCCTCGGCGCCAGAGGTCGGCGCGGCCGGACCCCAGCTTCTCGTCCTGGAAGGCCTTCGACTTACCCTTGAGCCATGTCTCGAAGTTCAGACTGGCCGGCACCTGGCCGTCCATCGACGCCCGGGTGCTCTTCACCTCGTCGACGTCGATACCCAGCTCACGCATCGTCTTGAGCCAAGGCAGAGTGGTACTGCGACACCCCCAGTGCCGCGGGCAACCTTGCTTGTACGGCAACGAGTGCCCCACAGGCCTGAACTGCAGATCCCATGTCTTCTGGTCGTAGACCATGCAGATTTCCGTGGTGTGCGAGTCCAAGGTGCTGAGCTGGCGATACCCTTTCACCGGTCCATTCTCGCCAGAATTGGCCTTGTAGACCTCCATCCTGGCGCCATTGGCCACCGCTTGGGCGCTGTTGTGGACCAAGGTCCGAGCCGCGCGCTTGCTGACATCCATGAAGCCCTTCACCGGCGGTTGGTCGCCCCGAGCCCGGCGGCCGACGATCTGGGTGACCATCTGTTCCGTGGTCTCGCCGTTCACGAAGCCATTGCGCACCACACCCGCGAACCGGAACGACACATCCGCAGCCTGCTTGAGCCACCATTGCTTGGTAGGCGCGCCCTCGATGAGCGTTTTCGCAACCACGGTGCTGAGTCGGTTCTTGCCGACGCCGAGCATGATTGGCCGGCTCACCAGACTGTTGACTGAGCTCGACGCGAAGCCTCCTTCGATGACCGCGAGTTGCCGCAGGTTGGCATCATGTGCCGCAGCGATCTCGGTGTACTGCGCCTTGATTGCCTTGGCCGCCTCGTCGAGGATCGCGTTGACCTCCTTGACGTTCTTCAGCGGCAACCGGCGGCCCTGCAGCAGCTTCACCAACTCCTCGGCGAGTTCGGTGATCTTCTCCTCGACTTCCTTCGACATACCCGCCGTGGTCCTGATCAGGTCGATACCATGGTCGGTATACAACTCCGCCAGCAGCACCTCCAAGCGAGTCATATCGCAGGCTCCTGGTTGCGGATCCGCTCCTGCTCCGACTCCCAGTCCAGGTCCTCGGCAAGCATGCCGCGGCGCTGGGCCTCGTTGAACAGGGTCTGGTCTGACAACGAGCCGCCGTCACGCATGCGCTGCAGCACACCCATGGTCTCGGCCGGAGCATAATCCGGGTCGAGATTCGGCTGGAGCTGCACGGTGCCGCCCTCGGCGCGGTGGTTCAGTGCGAGGGAGAAGTACGACAGGAACAGCACCAGGCTGTCCTGCAGGCCCTGGCACATCATCGCCAGTTTGCTGGTCTCCTTAGCCGATTCCTCGCCAGACTGCTTCGCCGTCATGACCTGGGTGGACTTCTCCACCAGCTTCGCACCGGCCTGCCTCATCTCCTCTTGCAGTGAGTCAAGCTGTTCCCGCGCGGTCTTGATGGCGGCGCCGGTGTGCTCGACGTACTTCATGTCGGCTTCCCGAGGCAACTTCACCGCGGAGCGCGCGCCGATGGCCAGTTCGTCGCCGGAGTCGACGCCAGTCATCACCAGGATCGGCACGCAGGCGACATCAACCAGACTGTCCAGGGAGGACTGGAGCCACCAGTGCTTCGCCACCAGGTGGGCGAGTTCGAGCAGCGGTGGCTTTGCCGTGAGGAACCCGGTACGCGCGGTGTAATACGGCACCAAGGGGATGAAGCCGAGCGTGTACGGGGTGTCCGACACCATCTCCCACCCGTCCTTGCCCTCCTCGAACACACGATGCCGGTGGGGCTCGATCACGCGGATCTGCTCAACGGTTTCGTCGGTGAACTCGTCCACCTCCTCCACCCGGCACGTCCGGAAGCGGAACTGGGTCAGGCTGTCGACACCAGCAACCTTGCCGGTCTTCCACCCCAGCACCTGGCCAGGCTCGATCAGCACCCCGTAGGGCCTGAAGCCGGCTTGTTGCTCGGCCTGCCGTGTGTTCGGCAGATCCTCTGGCCGCTGCGGTATCTCGACCAGGGCGAACTTCAGGCCATACTCCAGCCCGCCGCGGAACCAGTCTTGGGCGAATACTTGCAGGTCACGTCCCTCCGTATCCACGTCGGTCAGCAGGTCGGCGATCTCCTGCGGCACGTCATCGCCGATCACGACCGGCTTCGCAAACACTCGCCCCACCATGGCGCCGACCGTTTCCTCGAACGCGGGGTGCAGCGTCGCCAGCTTCAGCCGCGCTTCATAGTCCTCCCTCGTCTCGAGCTGCCGCTTCGGCAGATACGCCTCCCCCGCCTCGCGCATGGCCGAGGTGCCGCCCTTGATGCAATCGATCAGCTTCCAGTGCTCGCGCATCTCCTCGACAGCAGCGCAGCACTGGCAAACGGAATCGCTCATGGTCAGAACCTCAGGGTGGTAACAACGGCCGCAGGTCGCTCGACCGGGAATTCCTTGTGAATGAAGTAGCCCGCAGCATCGTTGGGGTGATCGATATCGGCGGACTTGTCCGGCTCACCGTTGGTGCCCCACACCTGCTGCTCGAGGGCATCGGCGTAGGTCGGGCAGCGGTCGGGATTGACCCGATACCGCCGCTCGCCCTTGGCGTTGCAGAACATGGCGTTCATGGAGTTGATCCGGTCCTTGACCGGCGGGTTGGCGGCCGGAGCCGCTACGACGAAGCCGGCCTGCTTGAGCAGCGCGATATCGGTCTCGCTGGCCCGGACGGACTTGCGAGAATCGCCGGAGGCGTCGGGATAGATCCTGATCTGGCGGGTCGGCCGATAGTCACCGTCGGCGTACAGCCAGAACCGCTCCTTGATCTGGCGGATCATGTCCGGGGTGTCGTAGCCGTTGATGATCTCGTCCACCGCGTGCGGCAGGCCCAGGCGCTTCACGTGCACCACGGCGGCCATCTTGCCGACGTTGAAGTCCATACCCACGAATATCGGTTCGCCTGGCTGAACCATCTCCTGCGAGGCGTTGAGGGTGCGGTCGTAGGCGGTGTAGATCGTGCCCGACGTCAGGTTGACGAACTGGCCGCGCAGGTACGCCGCGATCAGTTGCGGCGGGTACGACTCCATCAGCGAATCGATGTAGTCGTCCGGCAGATTCGCCTCGTTGTCGTAGGTGCTGGCCTGGACCAGTCCATACAGGTCCTGCAGGTGCGGCTTCTCGCGCAACTGCTTCACGAACTGCTGGAAGACGAACTTGAAGCCTTCCGGGGTGGTGGTGACGTCGACACGGTTGCGCAGGCCGTCCACCCTGTAGCGCATCCGCGCGATGATCTTGCGCCAGGCCTGCTGCGCCTTGACCAGCGACAGGACGTCGAGCTCGTCCACCAGGGACCGGCCGACCTTGAAACCGACGATGGTCTGGGGCTTCTCCATGGAGCGGCAGATGATCGTCGTGCGGTAGGCGCTGCCGCTGTAGAGGTGAACCTCGTGGTTCGCCTGGTTGATCTTGGTCCGCAGCCCCCAGTCGAAAGCCACTTCCTCCATCGTTGGGTAGAAGATGTCGCGGATCTGGGCGTAGGTCGGCGCGAAGTAGCCGGCGTTGATGCGCGGCCATTCCCAGGCGTGCTGGGCGAGCCCTGAGCAGCCCACCCAGGTCTTGCCGGAGCCGAACCCAGCCACGAAGCCGCAGAACTTGTTCGGCAAGGCCAGGAACTTCGCCTGAGGCACGTTAAGCGTCGGCATCGCGCACCCTCGCGTCGATGATGGTCACCGCGACGCTGGTTGGCGGCGCTTCGTCCTCAGGGTTCTCCAGCAGCTTCAGTTCGGCGCGCTTCTTCGCGACATCCAGGCGCTTGAGCTCCAAGTCGAGCGCGGCAGACTCGGTGCCGACGTGACGGCTCAGCAGTTCCAGGTTGCGGAGCTTGTCCGGCCATTTGACCTTGCGGAGCACGCCGGCGATACGGCGGTCGTCTCCGCGGCCCTCGAACAACTCGGCGATCTCGATGCCGGACAGGAACTGGCGCCAGGCCCTGGGCCAGTCGCGGATAGACCGGAACGATCCGTCGTCCTCGAGGATGTCGAGCACGTCCATCTCGTCGATCTCGCGCAGGCGGCGGATCACATAGTCGGCCTCGACCTCGGTGCGCTTCGAGCGCTCGGCCATGGCGGCCTGGATGGCCTGGGCGACCTCCGGCCGCTGGAGCAGTTGATAGCCGATCTCCGTCGCGCGCCGGGTGCTGTAGCCGGCCCGAATCGCGGCCTGCGTCGCGTTGAGGTCTATCAGGTACTCGTCGACGAACAGGCGCTGTTTCTTGGTCAGCGCCATGGGTCACCTCAACTGAGCCTCAGGATGGGCGCGATGTTGCCCTTGTTGCGGTAGACCAGCACCAGCAGCACCAGCAGGACCGCCAGCAGGTAGGGCGATATCGGCGTTGCGTGGCGCGCCATCAGAACAGCCAAGCTGATCGACAGCGCCTGCATGCCGGTCCCAGCGGCGAGGATGTACGCGCAGAGCGAGACGCCGAACCGGTACGTGGCGCCGTGGCGCTGGTACGTGAAGATGCGGCAACTGATAGCGCCGCAGACGGCCGCAGCCGTCAGGGTCACCAGATCAACCATCGTTCCGGCCTCCGATCATGCCGACGATGCGCTGCAGAACGATCTGGAGCCATGCCGGCGCGCGGCCACCAATCATCCAGTCGAGCACGCCGATCAGGATCGTGACGATCAGCGCGGCGGTGACCAGTGCGGGCAGCCCGGAGAACTGGGTCGCGCCCCGCCCGACAGCCTCTGTGGCGGCGTAGTAGCCGCCGACCCAGGACGCCAGCAGGTAACCGAGGCGCCTGGCCATTGTCAGGTCGTGAGCCCAGAGCACGAACAGCAGCGCGCCGGCGAAGCCGCCGATCACCGCATTGACGTCGACTCCGGGGATGATCGCGGTGGCAGTGAGCCCGACGGCGCCGGCTGCTGCTACTGCTCCGCTGCTCGTCGGTTCAGCCATGGGGTACTCCAGATGCAGAAAAGCCCAGGCAATGACCTGGGCCTTGTCATAGGTCGGACGATTCTGGCCCTGTGCTATCGTTTCGCTTCCACACTAAACGACGGTCAAGGAGACCAAAATGTCCGAAATCGTAAATCCGTCGAGCTCATCCTCTGGGGCAGCTCTTCAAGTCGTAATCGAGTTGATTCGCGCCGGTCAACTGAAGGTTGGAGTAAATGGCCAAGAGGCGGCAGCAATTATCGCCACCTACGACCAGATATATGAGCACTTCAGGGAACTCGGAAGGAAGCCGACTCGAACACTGGGGAACTAATCGTCAACCTTCTCCAGTTCACGATATGCAGCTCTGACGGCCCGCGCACATTCCACTGCAACGTCCGTCAGACTGTATCGATCGCTACTGGGCAGAACCTTCGCCAGAACTTCGCGCAATGTCTCCATCTCAGCCAGGGAAGCTGCCTCGCGCGCAAGCGAGAAATCGATGGGCTCTTCGTTCATTCTTCTCTCCTGAAAACGAATTCTGACAAGGCCGCCGAAAACGAAAAAACCCGGCGCCAGGGCCGGGTTTTCGGGGGAATCTGTTGATCGGGTGCAACTGTGCACAATGGCGAAACGATACCCAAATGCTCCTCAAAACGTCAAGCTGCTGCTTTCTTGATCTTTTTCTTCACCCTCCCGAGGCGTTGCAGCTGCTCCCAGTAAGCCGCTACCCGGTCGTGGTAGCGCGCATGCACATGGGGCTGCTCCAGCACGTCGTCACCCCATTCCGCACGGTATGCCTCCCCGTACCGCTTCATCCTCGCCGCCCACCGCGCCAGCTCCTGGTCCGACATCCTGCGCAGACGTTCCGCCAGGCGCTGCTGGTGATGCTCCCGGCGCTCGGCGTAGGCCTCCGCCCGGTGCAACGCCACCACATCGCGGTCGACTTGGTGCCAGCGCCAGCCCGGCCCCTTCCGCAAGCCGCACTGCTTCGCCACCACCTCGGCGACCGGCCTCAGCGCCTGGGCATCCAGCTTGTCGACGTGGCGCGCCAGCCGCTCCCAGGTACTGGCGTAATCCCGCGCCCAGTTGCCGGGGTCGATCCGGCAGCCGAGACGCTCCTCGATGAAGAGGCAGACCTCGCCCGGGCGCAGTGTGTCGCGGCCATTGACGGCGCGCTTATGCGAGTTGATCGCCGCCAGCGCCATCCAGTAAGCCCGCTCGCCCTGGCGCTGGGTCAGTTGGCCAAGGCCGGCGCCGATCCAGACCAGGCCGTGAGCGATCGCCACGTCGTCACCGGTGGCCAGCGGCGAGTACAGCGTGTGGCCGAAGTGCTGCAGCGGCTTCGGCAGCGAGCGGATGGCAGCCTGCACCAGGCCGGCGGCCAGCATGTGGGCGCTACGCCCGTTGGTGTCCTTGCGGTCGGGGTGCGTCTCGTTGGCCACCCGCCCCTTCTTGCCCAGCACGGCCTTGTCGGCCGCCACCGCCAGCACTGAGCTCCGACTCTCGTAGAAGGCGTCATGCCAAGCCTGGCGCGCGCTGATCAGTCTCATTTCGACTCTCCCCTGTAGTTTCCTGTAGTCACTGCTCGCCCTCGAGGAGAGGGACGACTTTCACTCGCACGCCTGGCGTTTCGCCGTAGCGCTTCCCCACCACCGCCTTCACGACCTGGACGTCGTCCTTCCAGACCACGCCGTTCAGGCCGTCGTAGATCGCTTTGATCACGTTGTCCATGTCGGGCTTCTTGGTGGGGTACAGGCCGCCGGCCAGGGCCAGCGACTTCCGCTTTTTCGACATCGATTGAGGGATGCTCAGCGCGATGTCGAGTTCGACCAGCACCGGGCCCTCGAACAGCGCGCGACCTGCCATCGCCTGCTGTCCGCTGTGCGCGATCAACCCCTCGTAGTTCGCCGTCTTCGCCGGAGTGAACATCCTGGCGTGGGCGCCGACGCGGCCGATACGCGGTCTCCCCTTCCCCACCGGCTCGCCGGGTACGGTGAACATCACTGGACGGAGGTCAGCCATTGGCGCGCCCTCCTTTCATCCCGCGGTAGCGCTCCGCCATGCTGGTGACCTTCGGCGCCTGCTGAGGCTCGTCGAAATCGAACTCGTCCAGCGCGCCCGGAGCGAGCTGCTCGAATCGCGAGTACTTACCCAGGAACGCGCACCGGACAGTGCTTGGCTCGCCGTTGCGGTGCTTCGCGATGATCAACTCAGCCACGCCGCGGTACTGGGTGTCCGGGTGATAGACCTCGTCTCGGTACACGAACATGATCACGTCGGCGTCCTGCTCGATCGCGCCAGACTCCCGGAGGTCGGACATCATCGGACGCTTGTTCGGCCGCTGCTCCAGCGATCGGTTGAGCTGCGACAGGACGATCACGGGGATACCAAGCTCCATAGCCAGCAGCTTGCACTGGCGGGACATGTCGCTGACGTCCTCGGTGCGAGTCGACTTGCCGGAGCTCTCCAGGAGCTGCAGGTAGTCCACCACCAGCAGGCTCAACCCATGGCGCTGCTTGTGACGCCGGGCCAAGGCCCGCAGTCGAGCGGCGTTCAGCCCGGGGCGATCGGCCATGTACAACTTCGAGCGCTTGACCTTCAGAGAGGCAGATCCCAGGTCGGCACCATGGCTGGACGGTGCGGAGCCGTCCTTGATCGCGGTGAGCGGGATCCGACCAAGCGATGCCAGGATGCGATCCATCAGCCCGCCGTTGGTCATCTCCAGCGAGACCACCAGGGCCGGGTCACCCAGGTCGCAGGCGACGTGCTCGGCGATGTTGATCGCCAGCGCGGTCTTGCCCATTGCAGGACGACCAGCAATCACGACCATGTCGCCAGGCTTCAGGCCCATAAGCTTCTGGTCCAGGTCGCCGATGCCGGTTGCCAGACCATCCAGCTTCCCGCCGAGGTCGGAGCGGCGCTGCAACTCCTCGATGTGGTCGGTCAGCACGTCAGCGGCATGGCGCACCTCGTGCGTCGAAGTCTTAGAGTCCAGCGCCATGACCATGGCCTGGGCGGCGCCGACCTTGTCGGCCTGGGCGGCCTCGCTGAGCGCCAACTCGTGAAGTCTGTCCCCCGCAGCCGCCAGAGCTCGGTCAACCGCTCGCTCCCGAACGATCCGCGAGTAGGTTCCGGCGTTCGCCACGCTGGGAGTGTTCTGGATGATCTGGCCGATGTAGGCCAGCCCGGTGATCACCCCGTCAGTGGTTTGGACCTGGTATCGGTCGCCCAGGAATTCACCGACGGTCACGATGTCTGCCGGCTGGCTGTCGCTGTGCAGAGCCAGGATGGCGCGGTACAGGTCGCCGTTCTCTGGCCAGTAGAAATCCTCCGGGGTCAGCTCTGCCGACAGCACGTCGATCAACTCGTTGCGCAGGAGCATGGCACCCAGAACGCCATGCTCGGCTTCCAGGCTGAACGGGTCACGCATGGTAATTTCCCTCGACGATCTTCACGAAGTTCGACGGCGCGATGATCCAGTCGAACGTGGCGCGGAATGGCTTCGCACCGTTGCGACCGGGGACATTGCCCATCAGGAACGGGGAGGCCTTGACGGTTTCGAAGAGCTCTCGCCAGAAGTCCAGCGAGCGGTGGGCTTCGTGCTCCCTCCATCGGGCTTGCAGGTGGCGCCGTCGGGTGTCGTTCAGCAGGGCGACTGCTGGGAGCTCTGGCAGCACCTGGTGGTACAGGTCTGCAATGGCCTGTGCCGGGCACGGTTTGATTCCGTGCTGGTGTCCGTTGAGGTGTTCGGGTTGATCAGGTTCGAACAGGTCTTGGTCGTTCGACTGACCCGGTTGAGGCGAAGCGTCAACGAGTCCTACGTCAGTAGGACTATCTCTTTCTGTATCTGTATCTGTATCTGTATCTAGGGCGTTAGCTTTTGTTCCATTGCTGTTGCGTGAAACGTTACATGCTTGTTTCTTTCGCGCACGATGGGCTGCAACCCGCGCCGTGCTTGAGTCCGAGGAAAACTGGCGCTTGTCCCAGTTGGCGGGAATGTTGTCTTCGGTGATCAGCCCCTTCCCCAGTAGGCGCCCTTTCGACGCGGCCCACTCCTCGGAATTGATGCGCAGTTGGAACGCGACCTCATCATCATGAAACGTTACATCTCCGTTTCCGCAACGCAGGCACAACAGCATGATGTAACGGCGCTGGTCGACCTCGCTCAGCATCTGGACCTTCGGGTCGGTGGCGAACTCCGCGTACATGCGGAACCATTGGTTAGCCATGGCCAATCTCCGAAAGATTTACGGGGTTGTCGGAGATCGCAGCGCGGACCTTGCTCTCGGCCTCTTCCATGCTGAGGCCAAAGATGGTCATGGCCAGTTCTATGAGCATGTCGGTCGGAATGGGTGAGTCCCGCACGTCACACTCGAGCGGAACAAGTGGCTCAGGGATTTGCATGGAAGGCCTCCTTCGGCCTGCGTAACGATGCCCGGAGATGCGCAAGGCACTCCCGGCGAGCTTTCTCTTTCGCGATATGGCTGTAGCTCTGCTTGATCTGGTGGGCGGCCTGCAGAGCCATCTGCTGGTGAAACTCGACGCTTCCCGCCGGGACTGGTACGGCTCTACCGAGCCCGCTCAGCACGCAATCGAGTACCTCGGTGACCGGGCGAGCGTCCGGACCACGGAACTCTTCGCCGTCCGGCTGGCCAATCTGGAAGGACGGCACGGCTACCCCTGAACAAGGCGCGGCCGGCGCATCTGGTCGATCATCCGCAGCGCCTCATCTGTCGCCGCCCTGGATTCGGAGAGCTCCCGGTGGGCCTCCTGCAGTTCCTGGTCATCGGCGCCGTCGACGAGGTTGGCAACAGCCTGCTGCGCCTCACCGTTCTCCTTGATGAGTGTCCGGAGCATGCAGAGCACCTCCGGCCGCTGGCCGGCATCGCCGCCGATCAAGCGCACCGACACGCCCAGCGGCGTCAGGATGTCGCCCAGGGCCTGGACTTTCAGGTCAGTCGGCAGCGCCGCGAGGATGCTGGGTACGAAGTTCGCCGGCACCAGGTTGGTGTCCTTGGTTCCGTCGTCGAGCCAGCGGAACACGCGGTCGGCGTTGACCTTCATCCGCTCGGTTGTATCGCGCGTTGGCGGGTCGAAGACGATGCCGGTGACCAGCGCTCCCTGGATGCGCTCGTGCGCCTCCACGATGTGCTGGACGACGGTCTCGCGGCTCCACCCCTCTCGGCGGCGCCATTGGTTCACCACGCCGAGCAGCGTGGAAATCAGGGTGTGCGACTCATTCCGCATGCACTGCGTCTCCCACACGGTTAGGATCATTTCGCCATGACACACGGATGACCGCGCTATCCCTGGCTCCCCTTACAGCGCGATGGCCGAGGAGGCTGAAAACTTGAAAATCGATCGCACGATTCAGAAAGCCGTTCTGGACCGCTTGGCGGACGCGTATCCCAATCCGGTACATACCGATGGGCTCTCCGATCTCTTCGACGACACCAAGATGCTCACCGCCTGCTGCGCCTACCTGCACGAGCACGGCCTGGCAAGGGCAAAAATCTCGGAATTTTTGAGTGAAGGCCGCGAACTGCTGTACGCGGAAATCACAGCCAAGGGGATCGACTTTCTGGCAGATGACGGCGGCCTGAGCGCAATCCTGGGGCCGGTGACGATCAAGTTTCATGAGGACTCTCTCCGCCAGATGATCGAGCTACGTCTCGCCAATGCGAGTGACCAGCAGGTGACGCCGGAGGAGAAAACCCAGCTTGTTCAAGCGCTTCGAGGACTGCCCGCCGATTCCATAAAACACCTGACAACGCGACTACTGGACCTGGGCATGGACAATCTGCCTCGAGCAGTCGAGATAGTTCGTACGTTCCTGTCGTGACGCCCCCCACCTCCTCCGTTGAGCCCAGCGTGAAATGGAGGAACCCGATCCGGGGTCCACGGCTGGCGTGTAGTGGTGTGCAGAACTGGTCAGGCAGGATCTGGGCGGTAACGCGGAGGAACAGCTCAGTGCTGGCCGACCCGCGGCGATTGGCGAGCATTACCAGGCCAAGCTGGGACTGCGTGAAGGTAAGGCCGCCTACCACCCCGCCGAAGCTAGAGCTCGATTGCTCGGGGGTTAACTTGCTCGTCGACATGGTCAGGACGCCATTTGGACGGATACAGCAAGCGAGTCATGCTCTGGCTCAGGAAAAGCTTCAGCCAGCGTGCACTCAGCACCAAGGTCGTTCAGTGCCGCCACGATGCGTCGGCATTCACTGAGCCCAGGCTTACGGCGCCCTGTTTCGTAGTGGCCGATCGCGGCCTGGGTCAGCCCAACTCGCTCGGCAAGCTGGGTCTGGGTCACACCCGCCTGCTTGCGGATGGCTTTCAAGGCACTCATGGCTTCCTCCAAGGTGAAGTGTCCTTTTTTTGAAAATACATTTTGTACTTATTTCTTGCAAGGATTAGTACATGACGTGCGTTGCACTTGCTAATACGGTCTGTAGCATTCCGCCCATGAATAACTGGATACAGATAGTCCGCAATGCCATGGCGCGGCAGGACATCACACAAGCGCAGCTCGCAGAGCAGATGGGGAAAACTCAGGGGGCCGTAGCGCACTGGCTAAACGGGCGGAGAGAGCCCAGCATTGCCGACATCAATCAAATGTTGACCTTGCTCAATCTGCCCCCTCTCACAATCCAGTTGCCTGATGATCGAATGCAGAACGTGGCACCAGCAGATCAGCCGACCCGCATGTATCGATACCCGATAGTTAGCTGGGTCGCCGCAGGCGCTTGGCGCGAAGCGATAGAGCCGGCCGGCTTCGATACATTCGAACTCAGTGACTACAAGGGAAAGGGAAGGTCATTCTGGCTGGAGGTGAAGGGGGATTCGATGACGGCCCCTGCCGGCGAGAGCATTCCGGAAGGCATGCTGATTCTCGTCGACACCGGGCTCGAGCCGAGGCCTGGCGATCTGGTGGTTGCGAAGCTGGCCGACAGCAACGAGGCAACCTTCAAACAGTTCGTGTCCGACGCAGGCCAGAAGTACTTGAAACCCCTGAACCCCGCATATCGCATGCTATCCATCGACGACAACTGCGAGATGGTCGGCGTTGTCACCCGAGCTATCCGCAAGTTCAGGTGATCTACGGGTGGAACGGGCAGAAGTTCTGAGCCAGACCGCTTGGCGCAGAACATTTTTTGATCAAACAAGGAGGTTCCATGCGAGCAATCGCTATTGCGGTACTGATGATTACCCTGTCCGGCTGTGCCAGCAACGGGACACCAATCGATCAGGCGGACGTGCGACAGATCGTTCAGGGGCAGACCACCTACGACCAGATGCTGGAGAGATTCGGCAATCCGCTTTCCCAATCCTTCGACTCCGATGGAAATCTTCAGGCTATCTGGTTCTACGTCTACGTCGGCCCCTTCGGGACCGGCATGGAGCAGCAGAACCTGACGGTACTCTTCGACAAGGACAACAAGGTCAAGCGGTACGTGATGACCAATGGTCAGCCGGGGAAAAACTGATGAATACTCGGCGGCTAATCGGCATTGGCCTGATCCTGATCTCCATCCTGCTGGCGATCACATTCCCCTTACCGAAAGCAGATCCTGATCTGGGGCGACCTATCACCGATTTCTGGTTCCTAGCGCCAGGTCTTGCGGGACTGATCTTCTTGATATGGCCAAACAAAAAACCTTAGGGAAAAGTGATCTGGCGGAGTGTGGATCTGTGATGGGCTGCGAGAGGCACACTAGCAACCAACTAAGGAAGATTGAATGAGCGAGCCAACTAGGATTACCGAAATTCCACATGAACGACTTAGCTCGTTTGTTGATGAGCATGTCGATAAGTACTCGGCATACAGCATCCAGTGGAATGGCGAGGCAGCTGTCCATCTTACTTTTGGGCGAGACTCTCTGCGCCTTGGGACAACCAAGCTTGTCCACTTCGATGACGCTCCAGCACAGGATGATTCAGGCCGACTTGAAGTCGTCAGGCTTGACGTAGCAGCTATCTCGATGCCGTTGGCGACAGCCAAACGCCTTTCTGAAACCCTGGCCAGAATGATAAAAGGACTTGAAGGTGAGACGGATGAGTGATGCACCGTCAATCAGAGACTCCTCTGGAAAAGTGGTTCCTGATCATCCATCATGGAGAGGAAGAGGAGATCCTCCCGGGGAAGACGAATTGAATACTCGAATTATCAATCTTGAGCGCGACATGACCGATGTGAAAGTGGCGATCGGTAAGGTTGAGACTCGCCTGGAAAACATCGAGAGGAACATGGTTACCAAGGGGCAGCTTGCGGTTTATGCCTTGCTTGGTCTAATGGCGATGGTAGGCGCAGGTTGGTGGGTGGTGCAGCAATACCTGGCCCCCATACTGGCGGCCATAGGAAAGATTCCAGCCTGACCTAAGCCCCGCAGATGCGGGGCTTTTCGTTTGCGGTCGAGCCAGACCATGCAACGCTGACGAGGCTGGTCGCCGCCCACCTGGCCTCCATCCTACATCCTCCCCTTGACCTGATAGGTCGCCATATCCTCGCTCTGGCTTTCCACCTGGTCGTCACTTCCTTCCCGCTCCTCCCACTTCAGCGTTACCGTGCCGTCGTCGTTGAAAACCATGTCAATGCCGTCGGTCTCGGACAGCAGTTCCATCACCTGTTCCCACGCTTCATCGGGATCCGTGTCCAAGCGGTGGATCGTCACCCTTCGCAGGTCTTGGGCTTTCGGCGAGTTGATCATCTCCGATATGCGGAGCCCCAATTTCTCAACCGGAGCCATCGGTTTCGCGTCCTGCTTCTTCTGTTGTTTGGCCATCGAAAGAACCCTCCACGCTGTATATTCGTACAGTATTTTTATAGCAGAACTCTGTCAGCAACTGCCAGCATCGAAGCACAAGGAGTACTCGGAATGCTGTTCTCTCCATGGTCCGAAACCACCTATATCGCTGTCGTCGACCGAGTCCGGGCGCTGATTGAAAGCCCCCAGGCACAAGTCCAACAGTCCGTGCGGATCAAGCGCGCGAGCAACGAACCGGAATGGGCCTGGCTTCGACTGGAGCGAGACCTCCGCAGTATCGACGGCGTAAATGTCGAGGCTCGGAATGACGGGAGCCTATTCGTTTACTGGTACGTCGACCTCCCTCGCTGATCTTTGACCATCAAGCCCGCCCTCAAGCGGGCTTTTCTTTCGAAGAAAGAAGTACATTTTGTATTGACCATGATAAATACGTTGTGTATTTTTCTACACACGCCAGCAGCACACCGCTGGCCAGGCCGCAGCGAGCCAAGGCCTTGCCGACAGGCAGAACGGGTTCAGGGGGAGCCTCGCCCCGTGGCCAGCAGCGTAGATGGCCCTAGATCAAGGGAGAGCCAGTGGGTGACGAGCCGCGACTGGCTGTCGGGACCTCAGGTCCCCCGAGAAAACAATCGCCCATCCGCAGGTGGCGTGTAACAGCGGACTGATTACTTGCTTCGTTTCCCAGAGCCGTAGCTTCCAGAAACGATGTGATAGCGGATGTTGTTGAAGCGAGATAGTTTGTGTACCCGCTCGAGCCTGAGCTGGCGCTCTAGCTGTTTTAGTTGGTTGAACAGGCCGCGCTGTCTCTCGAGCGGCGCCTGTTCTAGCTGAGTATTCACTGCAGCGATTTTTCTCTCCAACTGTTCGATTTTTGAGCCTTTAGCGGCTAGGTACTGCGCAGCACGCTTCTCTTCGACCTTTTGCCGACGCTTCCCGCGTCTGGCGTTACGGCAGTTATGACATAGCCAACCGCGCTTTGGTGGCCTGTCTGAAGCGGTCGGATACTCCGATTTACATTCAGCACAAATCTTTTTCACCGCTGGCGGCTGAGTAGGTACGGAAGTCTTCGGAGGTTTTGCCGCAGCGGTCTCCTGGTTAGTTGGCCTGGAAAGCTTGTGCCGAGCCAGCTCTCTGAATATCTCCTCCGACTCTTCGCTAAAGCCTTGCCCAGGTACATGCGGTTTCTTGGGCTGCTCTACAGGCTTCTCTCGCTCCATCGCCTCCTTTAGTCGGCGAAGCACTTCCAGATTCTTTTCATCCATAGATAGGCCTCCATTCCCAGGACTCTTCCGAATCTATCAGTGGAGTGCGGCAATAGGCCATAGGAGATCCATTGCCATGAAGAAGAACGCCAACCCGGCGGCGACGGTTGCTGCCTGGAATTCCGCATACCCCGCCGGCACCGAGGTCGATTACCGGTTCCATCGCGGCGCAACGCCGAAGCGCACCCGGACGACAACCGAAGCCCAGGTGCTCGGCGGACACACTGCTGTCGTCTGGCTCGCTGGCGTGTCCGGTTGCGTTGCCCTTTCCCACTGCGAGCCGGCCTGAGCCCGCGCGCCCAGCATCCTGAACGGAGGCACACATGCTGATCCTCACTCGCCGAGTCGGCGAAACCCTGCACATTGGCGACGACATCACCGTGACGGTCCTCGGCAGCCAGGGCGACCAGGTGCGTCTCGGAATCGTTGCTCCGGACGACGTCGCCATTCACCGCTCCGAGATCTACCAGCAGATCGGCAACGTCCGTCCGGTGCCGCCGGCAGAGCTGGTCGAGGCCTGGAACCGAGAGCACCCGGCGCCCGCGCTGATCGAGTACCGGCCGTACCGAGGGGCCGAACCGAAGCGCACCCGCACCGTCGGCCGGGCCAGCGTGTCGCTTGGCGGGGCGGCGGTTATCTGGATCGAAGGGCAGTCGGCGCCGGTCGCGTTGCGGGCCTGCACGGCAATCTGAACAGGAGCGCACGATGCGACGTGTCATGACTATGAAGGTGGTGTGCGACAGGAATGGTCGGCGCACGGGTTACGAAGAAAGTGGCGAAGCACTCTTCCACCAGTGGGGTGTCGACTTCGAAGAGTTCGAGACTGGGGCGGGCAACTACACCGTTGCTGTCGTTGAGCGCCCCGGAGGCACCGTTGAACTCCTGCAGCCTCACCTTATCCGGTTCCTCGACAAGGCGCCGGACTTCCCCGATATGGAGGACATCACCATGTAGCCCAGCCCCAACGGCAGATCGCCAACATGCGGTCGAGCCTGTACCCAACCGCTTTCACATAGGGCGGTGCATGTAAGTGGAGACAGGGCGCTTGGCGGCGCCCTTCTCTTTCCTGCTCCTGGCGCGGCCAGGGCGCAGCGGAGAGTGATCGGCAGCCGAGTCAGGCACCTGCCTCGTAAGCAGGCGAGCCAACGAGCAACGCCGCCGGCTGGTGGCGCGGACGGAGCCAGAGGGGACGCCCACGCGCCGATCACTCCCCGCTGCGCATGCAGCGTTCCCCCTCTTCGCCCGGCTCCGGCCGGGCTTTTTTCAACCTCCATTCGAGAGCACCCACCACGGCGCCCCACCGGGCACGACTGCCGTGTGCCTGGGTGCTGCCGAATGCAGGTGAACCACGGAGAGCATCCCGATGTGGACATACCGCGAGCGCCGCAACCGCGCGGCTTTCAGCAACGCGCAACTCGCTTACGACCGTGCCGTCGACCCGCTCTGGGACCAGCCGGAGCCGGAACCGGAGCCCGAGCAGGAGGACGACGATGGCTTGGACGAATGAGCGCGCGGTTCGGATGATCGAGGAAGGCATTACGGCGATGCGCCGATCCCACTTCCCGCGCCCCGAGCAGAGCTTCCTTCACGGTCAGATCGAACTGGCCTACGCAGTGGACTTCATCGACACCCGCCTCTACGACGACATGCGCCGCCGGCTCGACGCCGCGGCGGATTCGCGCTGGGCAGAACTCAGGAGCACGAACACATGACCACCCGCCCCGTTCGCTCGATCATCGACGACCAGCTCGACGATATCGAAGAGTTTGCCGGAAAGAGCATCCGCCAGGCCGTCGAGTTGGCCAACCGCCACGGCTACCACAACCCGCTCTTCGCCAACATCTGCGGCGACCTCTGCGTTCTGCGCTTCCGGCGCAACCCCCGCCTTCACGCAACAACCACCCTCACCCTGGAATGAGACCAGCCCCATGACTGCAGCTCTCGCATCGGTCGGCGCGCTCGACCGCACCAAGTACCTCGGCGGCAGCGATGTCGCCGGCATCCTCGGCATCAGCCCCTGGCGCACTCCGTTGGACGTGTACCTGGATAAGATCCAGCCGCGCACCGGTCCCGTCGACCCGGCGAAGCAGAAGATTTTCACCCGTGGCCAGCGGATGGAGCCCTACGTCATCGACCTGCTGGCCGAAGAGACCGGCCTGGAGATCATCGGTCGCGGAAACCGCTACCGCGACCAGCAGCACGATTTCATGGCTGCCGAGATCGACGCCGAGGCCGCCAGCGGCGAAAACATCGAGATCAAGACGGTCAGCCCGTTCAAGGCAAAGGACTGGGGTGAGGTTCAGACCGATGCCATTCCAGTCCACTACACCGCCCAGGCCATGCACGGCCTGATGGTCACCGGCCGCCAGGTCTGCATCTTCGGCGTGCTGATCGGCGGCGACGACTTCCGCGTGTACCGCGTCGAGCGGGACGACGAAACCATCGCGGCGATTCGCGAGAAGGAGGTCGAGTTCTGGGGACGCATCCAGCGCCTGGATCCGCCTGAAGCAACCGCTGTCAGCGACATCCTCCGGCTGTTCGAACGTGACGCCGGAACCAGCATCGAGGCCGATGGCAAGGTCGTGGAGGTGTTCAACCGCTTGCGCGAACTGAAAGCCAAGGCCAAGGGCCTGGAGTACGAGATCGAGTCCGCAGAGGAGCGCATCAAGCTCTTCATGCAGGACCACGCCCAACTCACGGTCAACGGCAAGTCGGTACTGACGTGGAAGTCCCAGACCACCAACCGCTTCGACCAATCCGCCTTCAAGGAAGCCCACCCCGCGCTGTTCGAGCAGTTCAAGAAGACCAGCGAATCCCGCGTTTTCCGCCTCAAGTAACCGGAGCCCAGCATGTCCGCAACCGCCCTGAAAGCCGCCGCGACCGGCAATGTCGCCAACAATGGCCAGCCGAAAACGCTGGCCCACCTGATGACTGATCCGAAAATCAAAGCCCAGATGGCCCTGGCGCTTCCGAAGCACATGACCGCCGATCGACTCGCGCGCATCGCGCTGACCGAGATCCGCAAAGTACCGGCCCTGGCGAAATGCAATCAGGAGAGTTTCCTCGGCGCCGTGATGCAATGCGCGCAGCTCGGCCTGGAACCGGGTAACGCTCTCGGCCATGCCTACCTGCTGCCGTTCGGCAACGGCAAGGCGAAAGATGGCCTGTCGAACGTCCAGTTGATCATCGGCTACCGCGGGATGATTGACCTTGCCCGGCGCTCCGGCCAGATCGTTTCGCTCACCGCGCGCACCGTGCACCAGAACGACCAGTTCAGCTATCGCTACGGCCTCGACGAGGACGTCCAGCACGTTCCGGGAGAAGGTGAACGCGGCGTCATGACCCACGTCTACGCGGTCGCCAAGCTGAAGGACGGCGGCGTGCAATTCGAGGTCATGGGTAAGGCCGACGTCGACAAAGTACGCGCCACCAGCAAGGCATCCGGAAACGGGCCTTGGGTCACCCACTACGAAGAGATGGCCAAGAAGACCGTCATCCGCCGGCTGTTCAAGTACCTGCCGGTCAGCATCGAGTTGCAGACCGCAGTCACCCTGGACGAACGCGCCGACGCCGGATTGGACCAGGACAACGCGTCCATCCTCACCGGCGAATACAGCGTTGTTGACGACCAGTCTCAGGACCAGGTCCCGGACGGCGTGAACACCGAGACGGGCGAAATCACCGAACCCGCCCCGGGCCAGCAGCCGGACACCGGCACCGACGAGCTCAATCTCGAGTAACCGGCCATGCCCAGCCTCACTGTCCTTGAGCGGTACGGCCAGGTCGGGGAGTTCGCCGCGCTACTCGGCGCGGCTGAGCTCAACGCCGCTACGGACTGGGATGAGCAGTTCCTGGCCGACCTCCGCAGCAACTTCCAGCGCTACGGCGCCCACACCTACCTCAGCGACGCCCAACTCGAGCAGTTGGAGCGGATCGCCAACGAATAGGACCCTTCCCGATGAGCAACAACCCGCACTTCATGAACATGACCGCCGACACCCTCGGCAAAAGCTTGCTGCAGGGTCTGATCCAGGAAATCCGGATCATGCCGGACTGCTGGCAGAAGCTTCCCGAGGCCAAGCAGCAGGACATCATCGACCGCCTGGAGCGCCAGGTACGGAATGCCGCCACCGTCGCGGTTCACACCATTGCCGGCGGCGACCGCGACACGGTCTACGGCAAGCTCGAATCCTTCACCGCCAAGGACAAGGTGAAAGCGGTCTTCACCGTGAGCCCCAGCAGTCCGAACCAGGAGCAACTCTTTGGTGCTGTGCACCAGGACTGCCTGCTGATCATCGGCGGCGCCGCTGAGTTCCTCGACGGCATGAAGGACGTGAAGGCGGATCCGGACCAGAACCCGCTGGACCTGAACGGCGGCGACCACGACATGGAAGTCGACGGCGCCTGGGGCGGCGAGCAGCAGCCCGACGATGATGTCGTGGATGCCGAGTTCCAAGAGCTGCCGCAACTCACCGTCGAGCGCTTCGCCGGCCACACCCTGGGCGAGATCGCCATCGGCGTCGCCACCAAAAAGGACGTGTTCGACGCGGCCTGGCTGCAATCGCGCTTCGCTCTCACCACCGAGGAAGCCGAGCGCGTCGTTCTCCAACTGCTGGACCAGGGCGTCATCGTGCTCGAGCAGGAGAACGAGGAATCCCGCGAGTTGAACACTTACCGCGTCGTCAAGAAGCCGGGGGATATCGCCCTCGACCTGGAGTGAGCCATGCGCATCACGAAACTCGAAATCACCAACTTCCAAGGGCTGCGTCATGCGGCCCTTGATGTTTCTGCGCCGGTGCTCCTGGTGGCCGGCCACAACGGCGCCGGCAAGAGTTCGCTGCTCGACGCCATCAGCCACGCCTTCACCGGCAAGCCCGGCCGCGTTGCGCAGAAGCAGCATATCGGCCAACTGATCACCGAGGGCGCCAAGAAGGGCGAGGCCCGTGTCGAGTGGCTGGACGAATCCGGCGAGGTGCAGGCCTGCGGCGTCGCGCTGCCCAGCGGCAAGGGTTCGCCCCTCACCGACTCGCCGTTCCTGCCGTTCGTGCTCGACGCCAGCCGCTTCGCCGCCCTGGACGCCAAAGATCGCCGCCGGGTGCTGTTCGACCTGACCGGCGCCAGCGCCAGCCCGGCCGAGGTCGGCAAGCGGCTGGAGGCGAAGGGTATTGACCTGGCGCTGTTCGAGAAGGTGAAGCCCCTGCTCCGCTCCGGATTCCCGGCCGCCGTCGAGCAGGCTCGGGCCTACGCCAGCGAAGCGCGCGGCGCCTGGAAGGCGATCACCGGCGAGAACTACGGCAGCGAGAAGGCCGTCGACTGGGCGCCGGAGTTGCTGGCCACCGTGGTCACCGAAGACCAGGTCGCCGAGGCCGGTAAGAACCTGCAGCTGCTCGAGGACGATCTGGCCGAGGCCCAGCAGGCCCTGGGCGCCAGCAAGCAGGCCCGCCAGGCTGCCGACGGCCGCGCCCAGCGCATCGCCAAGCTGCGCGAGCTGGTCGACCTGGAGCCGCGCCGCCGGAACAAGCTGACCACCGACGAGCAGAACCAGGACGAGTGGTCCGAGAAGGTCATGGCTGCCGAGCTGGCCTCCTCGGGCAGCGTGCCGCACCAGCCGCTGACCTGCCCCCACTGCCAGGGCGCGGTCGACCTGCAGGCCGGGACCCTGGTGGTGCACCAGCCGCCGGAGCAGATCGCCGATGCCGAAGCCGCCCGCCGGTTGCCCGAGTACCGCGAGTATCTGGCTAGCGCCCAGCGCGCCGTCGCGAACAGCCAGCGTGACCTAGACGAGTGCCTGGCCGCCGCCGAGCAGATCAAGGCCCTGGAAACCGAGTCCGCCGACGCGCCCAGCGCCGAAGCGATCGCCAACGGCGAGCAGGCTATCAACGAACTGCGGCAGGCCCGCGACGCGAGCCGCGCGAAGCTGGTGGCCCTTCAGGAAGCCATGGAAGCGGCTGCCCAGCGTGAGGCCTCGATCGCGAAAGCGCAGGCCGCGCACCGGGATGTGGTGGCGTGGACCGGCATGGCCGACGCGCTGTCGCCGACCGGAATCCCGGCTGAGATCCTGGCCGACGCGATCGGACCGGTGAACGAACTGCTGCAGCGCCTATCCGGCACAGCCGGCTGGTCGCCGGTACAGATCAGCGCCGACATCGATGTCACGTTCGGCGGTCGACTGTACGGCCTGCTGTCCGAGTCCGAACGCTGGCGGTGCGACGCGACGCTGGCCCTGACCATCGCGACGATCTCCGGCCTGCGCCTGGCGCTGCTGGATCGCCTCGATGTGTTGGACCTGCCGAGTCGTAGCCAGGCCCTGACACTGCTGCGTGCCGTGACCATGGACAAGGAAATCGATTCGGTGATCGTCGCCGGCACGCTCAAGGAGGCGATGGCGAAGACGCCGACCTGGCTACAAGCGGTCTGGATCGACGCCGGGCAACTCGCCGACCAGCAGCAACAGGCTGCGGCCTGACCCTCGATACAGCGCCCCAGCCGGGGCGCTTTCTCTCCCAGAAAGCACGCACCGGACGCCGCCCTGTGGGCGATTCAACCATGCCTCGTGGGCCGCCCTGTCAGGCAGGGCGGCGTCCAGTGCGTGCCGTTCCCCAAGGAAACAGCATGACCGCCTATGAAGACTTCTTGCGAGCCAAGGTCCGCCTCGCCGAGCCGAAAGGCTTCGAGGTGAAGCCATCGGCCTTCCATCCCCTGCTCAAACCGCACCAGCGAGCCATCGCCACCTGGCTGGTGCGCCAAGGCCGCGCGGCCTGTTTCGCGGCCTTCGGCCTGGGCAAGTCGGTAATGCAGCTTGAAGTGGCGCGCGTCACCCGCGACCTGGCCGGAGGCTACGCGCTCATCACCATCCCGCTGGGTGTGCGCCAGGAGTTCTACCGAGACGCCGCGATGCTCGGCATCACCGTCCGGTTCATCCGAAGTTTCGACGAGGTAGACGACCCCAACACCATCTACCTGACCAATTACGAGACCGTCCGCGATGGCAAGCTCGACCCTCGACGGTTCAGTGTGGCCAGTTTGGACGAAGCCAGTTGCCTGCGCGGCTTCGGCGGCAGCAAGACGTTCCGCGAGTTCATGGCCCTGTTCGCGGGTGACGATCGCGCCGCCGGCATCCGCGGCGATGGCGTCCGGTACCGGTACGTGGCCACGGCCACGCCGAGCCCGAACGAATACATCGAGCTGCTGGCGTACTCGGCGTTCCTCGGCGTGATGGATGTCGGCCAGGCCAAGACCAGGTTCTTCAAACGCAACTCGGAGAAGGCCGACCAACTCACCATCCATGCCCACAAGGAGGGCGAGTTCTGGATGTGGGTGGCGTCCTGGGCGATCTTCGTTCAGCGCCCCAGCGACCTCGGGTTCAGTGACGAAGGCTACGCCCTACCGGAACTGGACATCCGCTGGCACGAAGTACCGTCTGACCACTCGCACGCCGGCCACGAGCGCAATGGCCAGGGACGCCTGCTTCGTAATACCGCTATTGGCGTGCAGGACGCCGCCGCCGAGAAACGCGAGAGCCTGCCCGCCCGGATCGCCAAACTGATGGAGATCCGCGCCGAGGCCCCAGATGCTCACCGGATCATCTGGCATGACCTCGAGGCGGAACGCCACGCGATCGAGGCCGCCGTCCCCACTGCCGTAAGCGTCTACGGCTCCCAGGATCTGGAAGAGCGCGAGCGCGCGATCGTCCAGTTCAGCGACGGCGAGTTCCAGGAGCTGGCCGCCAAACCGGTGATTGCCGGCAGCGGCTGCAACTTCCAGCGCCACTGCTCTTGGGCCATCTACCTGGGCATCGGCTTCAAGTTCAACGACTTCATCCAGTCCATTCACCGCCTGCACCGCTTCCTGCAGACCGGCCGCGTGCGCATCGACCTGATCTACACCGAGGCCGAGCGCGACATCCGCCGCCAGTTGGAACGGAAGTGGCAGCAGCACAACACCATGGTTCAGCGCATGACCGAGATCATCAAGCAATACGGCCTGTCCATCGCCGCCATGGCGCAGACACTCACCCGCTCCATGGGTGTGGAACGCATCGAGATCAAGGGCAAGGACTACACCATCGTCAACAATGACACTGTGCTCGAAACCCGCCGCATGGAAAACAACAGCGTCGGCTTGACCATCACCAGTATCCCCTTCAGTACCCAGTACGAGTACTCGCCGAACTACGCCGACTTCGGGCACACCGACGATAACGCGCATTTCTTCCAGCAGATGGACTATCTGATCCCGGAAATGCTGCGCGTGACCATTCCCGGGCGCCTGGCTTGCATCCACGTGAAGGATCGTATCGTTCCTGGCGGCATGACCGGCCTCGGCTTCCAGACCGTCTATCCGTTCCACATGGAAGTGACCCGCGCCTTCGTCAAGCACGGCTGGGCCTACATGGGCATGAAGACCATCGTCACCGACGTGGTTCGCGAGAACGCCCAGACCTACCGCCTCTCGTGGACGGAACAGTGCAAGGACGGCACCAAGATGGGTGTCGGCATGCCCGAGTACCTGCTGATCTTCCGCAAGCCCCCCACCGACAACTCCAACGCCTACGGCGACATTCCGGTGGTCAAGGCCAAGCCCCTGTGCATCGACGAAGACGGCCAGATCGTCCCTTTCGCCATGGACAAGAAGCTCACCGTCACCCGCGGCAACGGCTACAGCCGGGCACGCTGGCAGTTGGACGCCCACGGGTTCACCCGAAGCAGCGGCAACCGTCCGCTGACCGAAGAGGACTTCGAAGGCATCCCGCACGACGTGATGTTCAAGCTGTACCGCGACTACAGCCTGTCCACCGTCTACGACTTCGAGCACCACGTCCGCATCGGCGAATCGCTGGAGGTCACCGGGAAGCTGCCCACCGGCTTCATGCTGCTGCCACCGCAGTCCTGGCACCCGGACGTGTGGACCGACGTCGCCCGCATGCGGACGCTCAACGCCCAGCAGTACAGCAAGGGGCAGGAAATGCACCTGTGCCCGCTGCAGTTCGACATCGTCGACCGGGCCATCGTGCAGTACTCCATGGAAGGAGACCTGGTCTTCGATCCCTTCGGCGGGATCATGACCGTCCCGTACTGCGCGCTGAAGCTCAAGCGCAGGGCCCGTGCCCACGAACTGAACTCCCGCTACTTCCTGGACGGTGCGGGCTATTGCAAGTCTGCCGAGGAAGAGATGGCCATGCCCGACCTGTTCGCCCTGCTCGAGGCCGATGCTGACATCACCCATAAGGAACCCGCCGCATGATCAAGCGCACCCTCTACCATTTCCACTTCTGCTGCGGCCTGGGCGGCGGTGCCGCCGGTTTCAACCGGGCGCGTCCGCGGGTCGGCAATGTCGAGGCCGAATGGGTCTGCCTCGGCGGGATCGACGTGGACCCGGCCGGATTGCGCGACTTCGAGCGCCTGGCCGGCGTCCCGGGCACCCTGCTGGACCTCTTCACCCGCGACCAGTACGTGCGGTTCCACGGCAAGGAGCCGCCGGCAGGCTGGCGTGAGGCCACCCCCGAGGATGTGCGCCGCGCCGCCCAGGGCAAGCGCCCGGACGCGGTGTTCATCTCCAGCCCCTGCAAGGGCGCCTCTGGCCTCCTCTCCGAGAAGATGAGCCTGACCCCGAAGTACCAGGCGCTGAACGAGTTGACGCTGCGCTGCATCTGGCTCATGGGCGAAGCCTGGGCCGATGACCCGGTGCCCCTGATCGTCTTCGAGAACGTCCCGCGCCTGGCCAGCCGCGGTCGGCACCTGCTGGACCAGATCAACAGCCTGCTCGGTGGCTTCGGCTACGCCGTGGCGGAAACCACTCACGACTGCGGCGAACTCGGCGGCCTGGCGCAGTCCCGGAAGCGCTTCCTGCTTGTCGCGCGGCACGTCGAAAAAGTTCCCCCCTTCCTGTACGAGCCAGAGAAGAAGAGCCTGCGCGCCGTCGGCGACATCCTCGGCCGCATGCCGCTGCCGGGCGACATCGATGCTGCAGGCCCGATGCACCGCGTGCCGTCACTGCAGTGGAAGACCTGGGTGCGCCTCGCTCTGGTGCGCGCCGGCAGTGACTGGCGCAGCCTGAATGACCTGGCCGTCGAGGACGGCTACCTGCGCGATCTGATCATCGTGCCGGAGTACCACCGGGGCGTCCTGGGCGTGAATCACTGGGGCGATTCGTGTGGCGTTGTCGCCGGCGCGAGCCGCCCGATGAACGGGCGGTTCTCAGTCGCGGATCCTCGCGCGCCGGCAAACGCCCTGCAGTACCAGCAGTACGGCGTGCGCCGCTGGACTGACACCTCGGGCGCCATCATCGGCGTCAAGTCGCCCGGCCAGGGCACGTACTCCGTCGCCGATCCCCGCGGCCAGAGTTTCGGCAAGTACCCGGTCACCGACTGGGACGGTCCGTCCGGCACCGTGATCGCGGCCAGCACCACCGGCCAGGGCGCATTCGCCGTGGCCGACCCGCGCCCAGGCGGCGTCCGGCACAACAACGTGTTTCGCGTCGTCAGCATGGGGAGCCACGCCGGAACCGTCACCGGCGGGCACTCACCCAGCTCCGGCGGCCAGGCTGTTGCCGATCCCAGGTACCACAACTGGCACCCAGGGGCGAGCAGCCGCAAATTGCACGTCGGCGAGTGGGGAAGCGCTACCGGCACGGTCACCGGCTCCCAGCAGGTGGCCAGCGGCGCGCTGTCGATCGCTGATCCGCGCGTGCTCGATCGCACCAAGGGCGACGCCTACCTGACCGGCGGGCACTACGGTGTCGTCGGGTTCGACCAGTCCGCCGGCGCAGTATCCGCCAGCGCGCGGCACGACAATGGCCGGTGGAGCGTCGCCGACCCGCGCATGCCGGCGGCGAACGACCGGCTCACCTGCATCATCCAGTCGCTGGACGGCACCTGGCACCGGCCCTTCACCACCCTGGAGCTGGCCGCGCTGCAGAGCCTGGTGGACCCGGAAGAACAGTTGATCCTCGACGGCCTGAGCGACAGCGACTGGCGCGAGCGCATCGGCAACGCCGTACCGCCGGCCGCGGCCGAGGCCATCGCCGGCGTGATGGGCACCACCCTGCTGCTGGCCGAGCAGGGCGAGACGTTCATGCTCAGCAATACGCCGATCTGGGTGCGCCCGGTTGCGGTGGCGCTGAGCGTCGCGCAACAGGAGGTAAACCCGTGAACACCGAACAGTTCATTCGCAACGCGGCCGCGCGCGGGCTATCCCGCCGCGCAACGATGCACGCGCTCGGCATGGGCCCCTGGAAGTTCCGGGAGCTGCTGACCCTGATGCCGGAGATCACCTGGCCGGCACGCGGATGCTCAGCCGACCACCAGCGTGCGAACGAGCAGAAGCGCGGGCGCTGCACGCCGGCGCAGGCCGCAGCGCTGGAGCGCGCGCACGAACGCTGGAGCGAGAGCCGACGCTTCACCGTCGACGGCGTGACCGGGACCATCGCCGAGCTGGTGGAGAACTTCCAGAGCCCGGTCCACGCAACGACCGTCCGCCGCCGCGTCGCCGCCGGCATGACCTTGCGAGACGCACTCACGACCCCGCGCCAGCAGCCCAAGCCCGGGCGCCGGCATCCCTGGATCCGCTCACAGAAGGAGCACACATTCTCCGACTGTTCAGCGCCAGAAGGCTCCGGCATGAATCGTTACTTTGAGAATTGATAAGCCAACCAGGTTGCCGGCCAGAGAATCCAAATTGCGGCGGCAAACACAGCAGAAGGCTTCCTGTTGCCAACGCTAACGAGTGCCCCCATGGCAACCATGCATACGATAAGAGCAAGCGGCATCAGCCAAAACAAATGCCAGACCTTAGTTGCGCTAAACGCGGTAACTCCGATCATGATCCACCAGTGAATCACTGCAGCAACTGTTGAAAGAAAGCGAGTTTCAGGCCTAAACAGCAGTCCAATCGTCCAACTGATAGCGAAAAACAGCACTACACCCCAAGCAACATAGGTCACTCCCACTCTCCTTGTCTGGCTAAACGTATGGCTGCCGGACGTTATCCCAATTTATTGCATTTCGCCATCAGGCGAGAGGTATTCCCTATGTCCGCAGAAAAGCCGCGGGAGCGGCCAATCCTGTTCAACGACCAGATGGTCCGCGCCATCCTGGAAGGTAGGAAGACGGTCACCCGCCGAGTGGTGACGCCGCAGCCCGACTTCCTCGGCTCAATGGTCGATCCCTATACGCCATTCAAGACGCTTGATGCCGGCCTGCACGCACGCATCACCTGCCCCTACGGCGAGCCCGGCGACCGGCTGTGGGTGCGTGAGACCTGGGGCTTGCAGGTTCGGAGCTACGGCGGGGGCGCGGGCGAGTTCATTGTTTACCGCGCTACCAATCCGGACGCCATCTATTGCAAGTCGTCTGAGGGGCGCGAGTACCCAGTTAAGTGGAAGCCAAGCATTCACATGCGCAGGCACTCAAGCCGCATCCTGCTGGAGATCACCGCTGTTCGCGTCGAGCGCCTACAGGATATCAGCGAAGAGCAGGCCAAGGCCGAGGGTGTCCGCGATGCCGGCGAAGGGTCCTTCGACGTCGAGGACAGCAAGCACTTTGCAGCCGATCCACGCGAGTCGTTTGCTTCGCTCTGGTCGTCGATCAACGGCGAGTCCTCCTGGGACGCCAACCCATGGGTCTGGGTCGTCGAGTTCAAGCGGGTGACACCATGAGCGACCTCTTCTATCTCCAGGACAGCCGCAGCAACGTCGGGAGCCGAGCAACGTTCTGGCGCGCCGGCGGCGGCTACACCACCAACCTCGACGAAGCCGAGACGTTCACCCTCGCCCGGGCCGTACGGCAATACGAGTGCCGCGAGACCGATCTGCCCTGGCCGGTCGACTACGTGCGCGCCCGGGCTGAACTTGGTGTCGATCACCAGGACCTGGACCTGTCCCGGACGCAGGCACTCGCCGGCGCGCCGGCGGACGACCGCATCTACGTCGCCTACGACAGGGACTGGGACGGCAACTGTCTTGTCTGGGTACCCGAGGCCGCCGGCCGGACATCCAACCTGACCGCCGCACGGACCTGGCCGCTCGACCACGCCGGCATACTCACCGCGCGCGGGCTAGCGCCCTGGCCGAAGTCCTACATCGACCAGCATGCCAGACCTGTTGCTGTGGCGGCCTCCCTCAACCACAAGCAGGCCCTCCGGCTGTTCGGCCTGAAGCTACCCAAGCCGGAGCACCAGGGCCGGCTGGCACTGGCGAAGGAAGGTGAAGCATGAAAGCGCGCATCGAGAAGAAGTTAAGCAAGCGGCTGGTCGAGCTTTACCCAGCGCTCTACTGCAGCGCCTGGCGCGACGAAGAACCGTCTGCACTCGCATATGAGCAAGGCTCCCGAGTCCGGCATGTTCTTTCCGTCGGCGGCGGTGTCGACTATTGGGGCGAAGGACAGGACGCCTACACCGTCTGGCAAGACTGGCTGATGAGTTGGGAATGGCACGGACCGTTCCAGACGTACCCGGAGGGCCATCGTCACGAGTACCTCCCGGATACGGAAGGCTTCAAGCCGACTACTCGTAACCTGCTCCAACTGGCTGGCCGGTGCCAGTTGCTGGAAGCAGCATCAACGATGGCGGTCCCATGAACCAGCCTCCCACCGACTACCAGATCAGCGCCGCCGACGCGCACGAACTGGCCGGCGCCGTGCTTCTTCCGGCGGACCTGCGCCGCCAGGTGCTGGAGAAGATGGCCGCCCACCGCGACCCGGCAACCATGCTCGATTTGTTCGCCCAGGTGCTGGGCATGGCCAACGCCGTCGCCGAGAACTGCCGAGCGATGGTCGAGTTGATCCTCATCGAGCGCGGCGAACATCCGCACACCGCGGAGCAGGCGAACCTCCCGACGATGTTCGGAGCGCTGCAGGGCGTTGTCCTGGCCGCAACGGTGAACCCTCGCGGCACGTGCGCCGGCTGCGCCTATCGACTCGGCACCCCGGCGAACACCTCGCCGGTCACCACCTCCGATGCCATCTACTGCCGGCAGGAACTCAGCCGGTTCTACTGCCACGCCGACCTGGACGACCAGGGCAACCCAGTCCGCACCTGCGTCGGCCACGCCAAAGCCATGAAGCAAGACGCCACGAAATGAACCGCCCCACCATCTGCCGCACCACGGGCCAACGGATAGGCCTGTGCAAATGCTTCCGCTGCCGGCCGCCGGCGCCGGAGCAACCGGAGACACCACCATGTCATCTACCCAACACCAACTGATCGAGCAGTGCGCCACCCGCCTGCGCGGCATCGTCGAAGCCCTGGACAACATCCACGACAACACCCCGCACCGCTGGTCGACGGACCTCGACGATGTTCACTCCTCGGCTGAGAGCCTGCTGGCCATGATCAAGGACCAGGCGCCGCCGCCCTGCATCGACTGCAAGGGCACCGGCTTCTGCAACAGCATTTCCGGCGAGGAGATCCGCTACCCCTGCCACGCACCCATCCAACTCGCCGATCCGGCACAAACGCCCGTGGAGCAGTTCGAACAGGCACCGCCATCCGAAGACCAGTTGACCGCTGCCGGGCTCAGCTACCCGCTCGCCAAGGAAGATGCCGTGAATCTCTGGTACGCCGGCTTCAGGTCCGAAGTGGTCACTGTGCTCGAGGCCTGGGAGGCAATCGGACACGATATCGGCATGAACCCAAGCAAGGGCGAACTGCTCGATTCGCTGCGCTACATGCTGGAGAAATGCGAAGCACATGACGATGCCCTGGCCAGGGTCAAAGCACTCGAAGCCCTGGTCGCCGCGCGCATCAAGGATGTTCCCGTAGACGCTCCAGTAATTGCCGTGGTCGGCGACTTCAACGAAGAACAGGTTCACGAATGCAAGCGGTTCCATGACGCCATTCGGGCGCAACGCAACCCCAAGGCGATTGTGGTTTTCCTAAACTCTAAAAATGACATCCAGGCAGTGGACGAAGCTGCCATGTGCGCTGCCGGCTGGGTTCGCGCCGAAGCCCCTGTGGCTCAGGCCGAGCAGGCAGAGGCGGAGCGACCGGAAGTTGTTGCATTCCGCTACCGCTGCACCAATGCCGAGGGAGAGCCGCTTCCGGGCTGGTTCTATAGCGATGATGCAGGAACGCTCGGTCTGCGCGAACCGCTGACAACCGTCGCCGAGTGCGATCGCATCGTCGGGGCGGTGCTGCGCCAAAAGCATGAAGCCGACACCGCGTTGGCATGGGCTACTCGGCACTACCAGACGGTTGAGCAACAGCGCGACGCAGCCCTGGCCAGGGTCGATGCGCTCGCAGTGCAGGTGTTGAAGCTCGGCGGGACTATCAGCTTCGCCCACTACCCGGCCGCCCAGGCTGGGCAGGTGCCGGAGGTGTCAGGGATCGGACGCGACACCGGCCATCCGCGTGCCGTCGTTCTGTACCTACACAAAGAGCCGACCGACGATGACCTGCGAGCCATTCAGGATGGTCTGCGCTCACTCGCCGCTGCGCCTCAGCCAGCAGGAGGTGAGTAATGGCCATTATCGAGGTGGTGAGCGGCGGAGACCGCCGCAGCCTGATGAAGCGCTTCGAGCGCAAGAGCAAGCAGCAGGCTATCAGCGAACTGGTGGATTTCCATCTGCTGAACTGCGCCCGGATCGAGAAACTGGAGGCGGAGCGCAACCACCTGCTGGCATTGATCGACAGCCCCGAGCTGCACGACTTCGCCAATGGCGTGGTGCTGGAGGCTGCACACCAGCGCAAGCGCTGGGGCAGCCAACATGACGCCGGCAAGCAGCCGGCCGACTGGTTCTGGCTGATTGGCTACCTGGCCGGTAAGGCGCTCCATGCCTGCGCAACCGGGAATACCGAGAAGGCACTCCACCACTGCATCAGCAGCGCGGCCGCCCTAGGTAACTGGCACGCCAGCCTTCTCGGCGCCGACACCAACATGCGGCCGGGGCTACCCACGGAATCGCTGCCGATCAGCGCAGGAGGCTCCGACCATGCGTAGAGCACTGACCGCCCTCGGCATCATCGCCGCCCTCGGCCTGGCCGTGGTGGGGCTGGTGGAGATATTCCCGATCATCCGCACGCTGGCGGCCTGGCAGGCGGGGTGCTTCGGATGAAGCAGAAACCAGGCATCGCACTTCCCCAGCGAAGGCCCACCGGATCAGGGGCACATGCCCGCCAAGGCTGGTCCCGTCACCGGTGAGCCGGTACATCCTACCTGAAATCATCCATGCCCGCGGCCCAACGGAAAGGGCCGCTATTTCATGAGGGAACAGCGATGTCCCTTTCAGAGTTTCTATCCCCTGACGAACTCACTGAATTAGTTGGAAAGAAGGTCGTGAGCAAACAGATCGAATGGCTCGAAAATCACCATTGGAACTATGAAACCAACGCAGCGGGCCGCCCCATAGTCGGACGGGTGTATGCACGGTTGCGTCTGGCAGGCGTTCATCCCACAAGAACCACAGTTTCCGACCCCGCCTGGTCGCTCGACCTGTCGAACGTGTCCTGATATGCGGCCGAAGTCTACGAACCGAGACATGCCGCCCCGCATGTTGAAGCGTGTCCGAAAATTGAAATCGGGGAAAGTCTGGATCGGCTACTACTACAACGGCCGAGACGAGGAGGGAAATCGAAAGGAGATTCCGCTGGGTAGCGACCTGAACGAGGCGCGCGTCGAATGGGCTCGCCTCGAGCGGACGACAACGCCGAAGATCGTGCGCTACATGAAAGAACTGTTCGATCGCTACGAGCGCGAGGTCGTCCCGACGAAGGCGCCGCGTACCCAATCGGACAATCAAGCCGAACTGAGGCAACTACGGAAAGCCTTTGATAGCGCGCCGATCACGGCAATTACTCCTCAGGTGGTCGCCCAGTACCGCGATGCCAGGACGGCGAAAACTCGTGGAAACCGGGAGATAGCACTACTCTCGCATGTCTTCACGCTCGCGAGGGAGTGGGGCTACATCGATGGCGAAAACCCCTGCGCCCGGGTGCGGCGGAACAAGGAGAAGGCCAGGGACTACTATGCCTCCGACGATGTCTGGGAAGCGGTCTACGCTCACGCCTGCCAGGAGCTTCGAGACGCGATGGATCTAGCCTATCTCACCGGTCAGCGACCTGCGGACACGCTGAAAGTCTCAACAGGCGATCTGGCAGGCGAGTTCCTGCTGGTTGCCCAGGGCAAGACAGGAAAGAAGCTCAGGATTCGCTTGCTCGATGGCGAACAGCCAACAGGGCTGGGCGTGTTCATCGACGGCCTGTTCGAGCGCCGGAAACTGGCCGGCATTACCAGTTCGCGCCTCATCACGAACCCATCAGGCCTCCGCATGAGCTACGCCATGATGCGAAATCGCTGGGACGAGGCGCGAGCAGAAGCCGCCGCCCAAGCAGTGGCCGCCCGAGACGAGCCGCTTGCTGAACGAATCAAGCAGTTCCGCTTCAGCGATATTCGCCCCAAGGCAGCCAGCGAAATCGAGAACCTGGCCGACGCAAGCAAGCTGCTTGGCCACACAAAGGAACAGATCACGAAGAACGTTTACCGACGCGTCGGCGAGGTGGTAAGCCCGACGAAGTGAGGAGGCGTTGCGGAAATGATCGGAGAATTGCGGAAATGATCCGCTTTCCTAGGCAAGAAAAAAGCCCCGTAACTCACTGAGCTACGGGGCTTTCCTGTTGGAGGCTGAGGTCGGAATCGAACCGGCGTTCACGGATTTGCAATCCGGTGCATAACCACTCTGCTACTCAGCCTTTGAGCGAAGCGACATGCGTTTGGCATATCGCTGAAATCTCTTTCCTGGTGCGATTTTGAACTTATAACCCTTTGATTTCAAAAGATTTTTAGCTCACCCATCGCTGGAATGGACGCAATTATGGACGGATTCGCCGGGCTTGGCAAGCGCTCTACGAAAAAAACTTTGCAGATCAGGCTATTGCGTAACACAAGCCGGGAGAAACGGGCCCAGACGTCCGCGAAATGGGCCCCGCGGCGACCGGCAACCGAGGAGCGCGCCAGGATCCGACGCGCCCTGCCCCGGCGATCAGTTCGCCTCGGGACTCGCTTCGGTTGCGGGCGCTTCAGGCGTCGGCGCCTCCGTGGCGGCCGGCGCTTCGCTACCTGCCTGGGCACGCTTGGCGCGCTTCTCGCGCATCTGCTCGCGCTGCCGGCGAGACGCCTGCCGCCGCGCATACACCGCCTGCTCGGCGGTTACCTTGCCGGCAACCTGGCCTTGCAGATCCAGCCGCGGCGCATCTTCCACCATGCAACTCCAGTAGCGGCTGCCCTGGCACCAGGTGGCGATGGCCTGTTTCAGTTGTTCGGCGGTGATTCCCAGTAGCTCGAGGTGCTGCTGCGCATCCTGGAGGATGCCCTGCTTGAGCGGAACCTTGGCCGCGGGGCTTTTCGGAAACGCCAGCGGGAAATGCCGTTGCAGCCTCCAGATAGCCTCGACTCCCGGCTCGACGGCTTCACGTTTCTTCGCGCGTCCCGCGGAGCTTTTGGTTTGAGCCGGTTTCGCCTGCGCCGCCTGTGCGCGCAGACGGTCTCTCAGCTCGGCAAGTTGTTCAAAACCCAT